ATATGCGTGATGGTCTAGACTTTGATCGTTTATGGAACAACGTAAACAACTATCTAGCAAAGACACACAACGGGCTAGTAACGTTTATTGTTACTTTTAATATGTTGAGCTTGCCAAGTATTAAACGCTTGCTAGAGGGCATATATGCGCTGCAAAAGGCCCATAACGTGCGTAAAGTACGCAGAGACGATGCTACAGGCAAACTAACATACTATGGTAATCATCGTGTGTTTGTTGATACACCTGCACTGCATCATCCTGCTTGGCAAAGTCTAAAACTTGCACCACAAGAACATTGGCATTATGCAGAATCTGCACTTGAGTTTATGAAAGCTCATCCTGACGGACAACGAGAAACACGATGGACAGGATTCAAGCCACACCAAATTGCTAGATTTGAACGTTCAATAGAATTTATGAAGGAAGGGTTTGCTACAGAAAAAGAACGCATAGATGCACAACAAAACTTTGTAAGATTTTTTACAGAGTATGACAAACGTCGTGGCATAAGTTTTGAAAATACATTTCCTGAATACAAAGGATTAAAAGAAAAATGGAAATAGACAGACGAATTCATCCGCAGGAACTTGGACTGTTTAGTAATGTATGTTTGGGAGATATTTGGTTCCCTCAACAGATTACTCCACAAATGGAAGGCTGGACTAGTGCATGGAAAGATTTATCAAAAACATTTTTTAAAAAAGTAAAAACTCCTTACGCTGTATATTTTGGAGTGGGTTCTATATCTTGGTTAGAGTCTGAATATGCTTTAATGAATCCTAAAAATATCAGAGAATGTAATAAAAAAGGACTTAAGATATACTTATGGGAGCCATTGTCAACTTATAACATGCTAGACGAAGATGACAAGGAGGGCATATACACGTCTTGGTCCGACACAGACCTAGGAAACATTAGAGCATATGAACTTGATAGTATACAATACTATGCACAAATAAATGGCTTGACAAATGTGCAAGTGTATAGTCCTAGCTATAATAGTAAATTATTTTTTCAAGATATATATCCTGAATTGCAAATAGATTGCACTCCTGTAGGATGGATTTATCCTGCCACTATTAATGTCCAAGAACAAGAAGGATATATGGATGCAGATAAGATTATAAAAAAGTTTTGGTGCGGCAACTGGCGTTATGCAAGTCATAGACATTGTGTTGCTAGTTACCTTGTACAAAAAACCGACAGTTATAATTTAAGTTGGTTGTATGAAAGTAATGCAGAAATATTAGAACAAAATTCTACATTTAATCTGCCCAATAAAGATGATCTATATCGAGGCGCTGCAATCTTAGATACTATGGCACCTCTTAGTATGGATATAGACGTTGATAAAAAATTGAATAAAAACGAATATATAGACATACATATAGATACAAATCCTAAAAATGCATATGCAGAATGTTTTTGTGCTATTGTGAATGAAACACGTTACGCAGAGCCTACAGGTCTCTTGACAGAAAAGATAATGAATGCTATGCTTAATTATAGGCCTGTCATAATGGTAGGCCCGCCTGGTAATTTAGAATATATGCGAGCATGGGGATTTATGACATTCGATGAATGGTTCGACGAAAGTTATGACTTAGAAAAGGATCATAGTAAACGTATGCAAAAGATATTTAGTTTAATAGACTGGATAAATTCAAAAAGCATAGATGACTTAAAAGAAATGTACATAGATATGAATCACGTTCTATTACATAATAAAACATGGATAGAAGAACTACAAGAGCGTTTACTAGAAAAACCTATTACTAAAAATGAAATATTTAAGAGGATACGCTATGCTAATTAAAAATGCCAAACCACTAAAAATAATTGGATATGACCAAAGCATGCTTACACAAGATAGTATGTTTTACGGAAAAAACTTTGTCAACGAAGATTGTAGCATCATGAGCCCACAAGAGTTCAAGCAATTACAAAGCAAAGATGATTTCCAGTATTTTATTGGATTTGCTCTAGATTTACAGGAGCGCAGCGAAACAATAGATTTACTTGATGAATACGATTGCGACTGTGTTACTTATATCCACGAAACTGCTGTTATACACGAAGGTGCTGTAATTGGAAAGGGTTCTTGTGTTGCCAACTTTAGTACAGTAATGCAAGGTGCAGTTGTAGGGAAACACTGTTTTATTGAAACATACTGCCTAGTTAGTCACGGTGTGAATCTTGGAGATAATTGTATGCTGCATAGCGGAACTATGATTGCAGGAAAAACTAATGTCGGTAGGAATTGTATGTTTAACTTTAGGAGTGGTGCAATAAACAAAATAGACATATGTGACAATGTTATTGTTGGAGCATTTTCTAACCTAACTAAAAGTGTTGACAAGGCAGGTGTGTATGTAGGTTCTCCTGCTAGAAAATTAAAATGAAGTATCTGAATATATGGAAAGATATCCATGTTTATATTCGTGAACACGGTATTGATAACTTTTTATCTAATTTACAAAATAACAAAGAAGAAACAATTTTAATGTGTGCAGAAGAGGCAAGTTTACATGCTGTCTCGAATGTAATAAAAAAATACAAATTAGGTCATGTCCATATGGTAAATGGTGGATACGATATTAATTATTACAATAACGTATTTGCAGGACAAGACATTTCATATTCTATATGGCCCTTTTACTTTTTGTATGAAACTTTTTATCACAACAACTTTCATAATCTAAATTGTGACATAGAATGTTTGTTTTTGAATATGAATTATAGGCCTAGGTTGCATAGAAAAAAACTTATTGATAGGTTGGAATCTGCATGCATACTAGAAGAAAATTATTTTACATGGCATAATCCAGGATATAAAAAAACATTCCAACCAGACTTTGATGAAATAGATTACTATTGGAAATTTTGGAAACCTAGTACTGTGACCTTAGAATCGCAAAATTGGGATCAATATTCTCCTCCAATAGAAATGTATAAAAGTGCTATAAATCTAGTTACCGAATCGTTTTTACATTGTGGATTTATAACTGAAAAAACCTGGAATTCTATCATTTGCAAAAGACCATTTATTATACTAGGTGCTCCGGGTATACATAAACATTTACATAATTTAGGTTTTGAATTTAGTGATAAAATAAATTATGACTTTGATAGTGTTGATGATACTGATACTAGAATTAATCTAATTGTACAAGAATTGGAAAGATTAAGCAGTTTAAATGTAAAAAATCTTTATGAAAGTACGATAAGCCTTAACGAACATAACTATAATAAAGCTATTGATATTATAAAAACTGAAGAACAATCTGTTTATGTAAAACATCATTATAGTGAAATAATAAATAGAGCAAGGACAAAAGCACATGAGCTTTGATGCAGTAGAACAATTTGAAAAAGAAATTGCAAGTTTCTACGGTGCACCGTATGCAGTAGCAACAGATAGTTGTACCCATGCAATTGAATTATGTTTGAGATATAAAAAAGTAAAACATACTGCATGTCCAAAACATACCTATCTTAGTGTACCAATGACTATGGAAAAATTAGGATTGCGTTGGAAATTACATGAAGCAAGGTGGAAAGAATACTATCATCTTGCTAATACAAACATAATAGATGCAGCAGTATATTGGAAAAAGCAAGGATATATACCTAATACCTTAATGTGCCTAAGTTTCCAATTCAAAAAACATTTGAGTTTAGGCAGAGGCGGAATGATATTATGCGACAGTGCATTAGATCGTGCAGAGCTTATAAAAATGAGTTATGACGGTAGACATCGTAATGCCCCTTGGACAGAACAAGAAGTATACCAAATGGGTTACCATTATTATATGACGCCGGAAACAGCAGAATTAGGATTGGCAAAACTTAACGATGCTGCCTCGGCATACGCAAAAAATTGGTCGTGGTCTGATTATCCTGATCTGTCTAAGATGCCTCTTTTTAAGAATAAATAATATACGCATATTATAGGAGTAACAAATGAATATCGGTTTTATCGGTGTAGGTAAATTAGGCATGCCTTGTGCAGAAGCAATTGCACAAAAAGGACATGATGTAACCGGATACGATGTAGTAAAAAGAAAAAGTAATTATATTACAATGTATCCTACAATTCAAGGTGCTGTTCAAGGCAGAGATATAGTGTTTATTGCAGTTCCTACTCCGCATGATCCTGATTATGATGGTCGAGCTCCTACAGCACATTTAGAACCCAAGGATTTTTCATATGATATTGTAAATGAAGTTATAGATGAAGCAAATAAACATATGACCAAAGATCAATTGCTTGTATTAATTTCAACTGTACTACCTGGCACAGTACGTAGAGAATTTGTACCAAGAATTACCAATCCGAGATTTGTGTATAATCCATATCTTATTGCAATGGGCAGTGTAGCATGGGACATGATTAATCCAGAAATGGTCATGATTGGCACAGAAGACGGCGCAGAGAATGGTGATGCCAAAGAACTTGTGGACTTTTACAAAACTATAATGGAAAATGATCCACGGTATGTTGTAGGCACATGGGACGAGTGTGAATGTATTAAGGTGTTTTACAATACCTTTATTAGTACAAAGATTGGTCTTGTAAACATGATACAAGACGTTGCAGAATCTCAAGGTAATATTAACGTAGATGTAGTGACTAAAGCACTAGCAGATAGCACAATGCGTATTATGGGTCCACAGTACATGACAGCTGGTATGGGCGACGGAGGAGGCTGTCACCCTAGAGACAATATTGCACTAAGATATATGGCTCAAGAACTAGATTTAGGTTATGATATTTTTGATGCAGTAATGAATGCAAGAGAAATTCAAGCAGAAAATCTTGCTCTTAAATTAGTAGATTTAGCAAATGAATACAACTATCCTATCTATATACATGGCAAAGCATATAAACCTGGCGTAGAATATTGTGACGGTAGTTACAGTTTATTAGTAGGGCATTACTGTGAAAAGCACGGATTTGCACCTGTATATATTGATCCTTTAACAGGCGATAATAACGAACCTAATGAACCGTGTATAATGTTAATGGCACATAGTCCTAGCACAACTTACAAATACATGCAAGAAGAAGGTGATAGTACGGATAAAGTATATTGCAATATACCGTCAGATAGTGTTATAGTTGATCCTTGGCGTAAATACCAAAATCCTAATTGCGAAGTAATTCATTACGGTAACACAAGAAATGTATGATATTGTTTTTATATCATATCAAGAACCAAACGCAGATGAAAATTTTACAAAATTAAAACAACGGTTTCCTATGGTAAAACGTGTGCACGGTGTAAAGGGAATACATCAAGCACATATTGCCGCTGCCAAAAAATGTTTTACTAAGATGTTTTGGGTAGTTGATGCTGATGCACTTATTGCAGATGATTTTAATTTTGATTATGAGGTAGACGATTACAATTTAGAAACTGTGCATGTGTGGCGCAGTCAAAATCCTATTAATGATCTTGTGTATGGTTATGGCGGTGTAAAACTGTTGCCACGTAAACTTACAATTAATATGGATATTAGCAAGCCTGACATGACTACTAGTATTAGTTCAAAATTTAAAGCAGTAAAAGAATTATCAAATATTACTGCATTTAATACAGATCCTTTTAACACTTGGAAAAGTGCGTTTAGAGAGTGTGCAAAACTTAGTAGTAAAATAATTGATAGGCAGAAAAATGAAGAAACAGAACAAAGACTTGAAACGTGGTGTACAATTGGAGAACACAGACCTTATGGTTCCTATGCTCTTGCCGGTGCTAGGGCTGGCCGTGAGTTTGGCATTTCTAATAGTAACAGTTTACAACTTATAAATGACTTTGATTGGTTAAAGGAGCAGTTTAATGATAAAAACAGATCCTGATCTAATTACAAATTTAGAGACTAATGCTCTTTGGTTAGTAATACATCCTGTCACTACTTTCGATAATGAAATACATGAAATATATCCCTGGGTACGTGCAGAAACAATTAATTTTTCAAAAAGAATATTACACTATTTAAAAAATGTCAAATATAAAGCTATTTCAGCACCTACCGAAGCAATAAGGTTTTTCCATAATTATCCTAATTTGGTTTCCTCTAGTCAATTGCAAGATTACATGAAAAAACATAAACTTTCTAATATAGTTTATTGCGGATTTCACTATGGCTTTTGTATACTAAATGATGAAAAAGTTGGTATTAACAAAATGGAAAAATACTATACTTGCTTTGTTAAAAAAGATATTTGCCAACTTGCTTGGGAAGCAGATTGGGAAGAATGCGATAAAAAAACAAGCAAAGTTGCACAAATAATTTAAGGATTAATATGTCAATACATAACAGTGAGTTTTTTGATAACTTTGGACAAGTACTAAACAAATTTCCTGATTTATATCTTACAGATCTTTTTTCAAAAGGACAGATGGAATCTAAACGTTGGTTGGTTAATGAACTTGAAAAAATTAACCAACCATTAGGAACTGTGTTTTTATGTGCTGGTTGGTATGGCAGTTTGGCAACATTTCTATTTGAAAGTAAATTAGAAATAGAAAAGATTAGAAGTTTTGATATAGACAAGCATTGTGCAGCAATCGCAGAAACATTTAATCGCACAAAAACAATGGATAATTGGAAGTTTAAGGCTAGTACACTAGATATTTCAAAATTGGATTATCCTACGACTTACAGTACATTTAGATCAGATGGATCAAGTTTAGAACTTACAGAAATGCCAAATACAATTATTAATACTAGTTGTGAACATATTGACAACTTTGATGTATGGTTTAACAATATACCTGCAGGAACATTTGTTATATTACAGTCAAATGATTACTTTGATTTACCAGAACACGTAAATTGCTGTATAGATTTAGAAGACTTTTCTAAAATGACACCTATGCATAAAGTATATTATCAAGGGCAAATTGCACTATCTAAGTACAATAGATATATGCGTATAGGAATAAAATAGTCACAAGCAGCTATACACGTTTCAAACCTCAATAAATACGTATATTATTTACATAAGAGATAAAATGCGAAAAAATGATTTTGAGATAGTAAATCCAGAATTTCTTTATAAAATGGACGAACACGCAGAATGCTTGTTTGCTACAGAGCCTCGCGGTTTTTATTGGCACCCAGTATATAAACATTGGATTATATTCTCAATGGATAAACTTAAAGAAGCTTCTAAAATGAATGAGGATTTTAGTTTAGCAACCACGTCTCCTGCTCCTTTTGATCCAACACCCTTAGGCGGAATATGGAGAGCAGGATATGCACTTACTCTCCGAGAAGGCCCACATCATCATTTAGCAAAGAAGCATAGTCTAGACTGGCTCAAGCGCAGATCTACCGACTTTACTAAAATCTTTACTAACAACTTAAATAATGCCCTTGATAGTATACAAAAGGGAAAATCTTTTAAAGCATACGATATAATTGGTAAAACAGTTACACATACACAGATACAAAGTATAGAATTTCCTTGGCATATACTAGATGTTAATGAGGAGTTTGTCAAGGATGCTTATTTTCAGTGGATGAAACCTGGCGGTGTTTTTAGCAATTTTAATCCTGATTTTGATTACGATAAACCTGTTGCAGAAACAACTGAATTTTACAGCATGTTTGCACAAATAGTAGATAAAACAATTGACTATTATCATATTGATCGACCTGATGCAGACACAATGATTAACATGACAAAAAATCTTAGTGACAAGCAATCGGAATATAATGACAACCCTAAAAAGATGGCTTATATGCTTATACAATCATTATGGACTGTTGTAATACCTACATTTTCATTAAGTTTATATCAAAATATCTTGATGAACTTTTGTAAATATCCAGAAATTGCTGCAAGAGTCAAAAACGATAGATCTCTTGTTCCTTCTTTTGCTCGTGAAAGTTTACGCTTAGGACCTATGAAAGGCGGCATAAGAGATATTACACGCACCTTAGATTATCATGGATACAAATTTGATAAAGGCGGCAGAATACTCCTTTATACATACGGAGCAAATAGAGACCCAAAATATTTTAAAGATCCACTTGAATTTAAATTAGAAAGAGATAATGAACCATTGCCTGTTACTCTAGCATACGGTCCGCATCATTGCACTGGTGATTTTCTTGTAAAACATTTTCTAGAAATTATCACTAACGCTGTATTAGATAGGTTTAGTGAATTTGAAATTACAAATCAACCAGAACTGCTACCCGCTATGTTTGGTTCTACAACTGTGTATAAAGACCTTGAGTTAAAATTTTCATGATAAAAACAAAACAATTATATAATGCAACCCATGAGTTAATTACGTTTATACAGGAGTGTGATAAATTAGGATATAAAAATAATAACACATTAGAAGCAATGAAGTTTGATTGGTGTTTAGCAAATGGTGGATCTTGGTATGCTACATTTGTTGATGATAAAATTGTTGGTATAAGTGGCTTGCACAAATTTGCTGATGGTTATCGTGCACTTTTTAGAGGCTGCCAGCTGCACCCTATTCCAGGAGGATTATCTAAAAATCATATGAATTGCTGGATGTTTTATTATCATTTACCTTTAGTTATAGATCGTGTAGACGGACCAATCTATATTACAACCAACACAGATAACGATGCAAGTGGAAAAATGTTAAAATTAAATAAATTATACTCTATATTAGAAAAATCAGGCATAGTAGATTTTGTTGCTGAAGAAGAAGTGTTTTACACTAATCAAAATATATGGAAATTAAATAATAAAATTTATTTAGACGCAAGGAGTAAAGTAAAATGAAGATTGCAATTTTAGGCGCTGGCAGTGCCGGCATTCTTACTACTGGTTGTATCCTTAAAGATTTTAAAAACAGAAATATTGAATGTGAAGTTACCCATATTTTTGATCCTAATATTCCTATACTAGGAGTAGGAGAAAGCACAACATCAGAAGTGACATTTGCAATAGGACAAGCATTTAATTTTATTTTTGCTACTGAATCAGACGAAATAAAAAGCACTACTAAGTATGGTACACACTATATTGACTGGAGAGAAAAAGACATAATTTTTCCTTTTCAATCAGGTTATCATGCTGTTCATTTTGATGCTAGAGACTTTGCAAAAATGGGACTAGAAAGATTAAAAAGAATATATCCAAATTATAAATTATTACAGGAAAGCTGGCAAGAGTCTAGTGCAGAAAATTATGATTATGTAATTGATTGTCGCGGACGTCCCCAAGATTTCTCAGATTATAAGGAATGTAATTTAATACTTAATAGTGCTTTAGTTTACGATGATCCTGAACCTAGTGATTTTGGATTTACTAGACATGTAGCGCACAAATACGGATGGATGTTTGTAATTCCTTTAAAGCACAGAACATCACACGGTTTCTTATATAATAAAGATTTCTGCAATAGGCAGGAAGCAGAAGCAGAACTCATACGTATTACAAACGCAACAGAAAAAGATATTGAAAATTTTAGAACATTTACATTGAAGCCTTACTACTGTAAAAAGACAGTGAATGGACGTATGTTGAAAAACGGTAACAGAGCTGTATTTTTTGAGCCTATGAGTGCTAATTCTCTTTATATGGCTGTCAAAAATACACAAATTTTATCTCAATATATGAGGGGAGAAATTAGTCAAGACGAAGCTAACAAATTGTGCATCCTAAACTATCGTGCAGTTGAAGATTTAATTAATCTAATTTACCACGGTGGTTCTATATACGACAATGATTTTTGGCAGTGGACAAAAAAACGTGCTTCAAAAAATCTGCAAGAAACTGACGTCTTAAAAAGATATGTAAAAGATCAAGAAGATGAAATGTTTAAAACTATTACAGAAAGATTTATGGGGCACCATGTTTTACGATATGTAGACAAAGAATTTGAGTTTAATTATTTTGAGTAAATTATGTCTTTAAACACTTGGTATGATAATTTTGACGAACAATACTTCCGCGATATAATACACACAGGAGTAACAATACTTACGTCTGGCTCTTCGGGAGAACCTAAAGAAATTTACCAACCTCCAAGTAAAATCAATGCAGATGCAAAATTTGCAATAGATATTCAAGGTATAAATGTTACAAGTAGTGTTTATACATGTTTGAACCCTGTAAGAGCAGGCGGCTTATTTGCGCAAACTATCCCTGCATTACTTGTAGGAGCAGATGTTGATCTAGATAAGTTTAATCCTTACGAGTATGTTAGAGTTGCCAATAAATACACACACACGCATCTGACACCTAAACAAGCAAAAGCTGTGATGTTAACAAAGGGTTTTAGAGATCTCGATCTAACGGGTAAGACTTTTTTGATAGGATCTGAACCTGTCACTTATGATATTATAGAGGCATTTGTACACAGAGGAGCAAAAGTAATTACAATTTGGGGAATGACCGAAATAGGAGTCAATGCTATTATGGAGGTTTTTAATAGTATTGAAGATGTAAATAGTATGAAAGAAATCACGCCTAACAATTCGACAATTCTTGGCAGTATTTTTAATTGTAATTGGCGTATCATTGATTCGTGTTTGTGGGTATGCGGAGATATATGTGTATACGACGGATGGTTTAATACTAATGATACTGTGATTGAAAAGGATGGATATTTGTTTTATACTGGTAGAAGTAACGCTATAGTAGATTTTGCTAATCCAAAAAAAGGTTAATATGAAAATAAAAAATACATATGATATTATTATAATGACAGAAGGAAGTGATCCTGTTTTTAATGTTGCAAGAGCATTAGGTGGGTACAAAATTGCTTCTGCACTGCGTAACGAAGGGTATAGTGTATTTGTATTAAGTAACTTTTCTCACTTTATACAAAAAGGTAATATTAATCAAATCCTAGATAAACTGATAGGTGACAATACTTTGTGGGTAGGATTTAGTTCTACACTGTTTATGAGATCACAAAAAGATGTTTATAGAAAACGTCATACAAGAGATACAGCAAAACAGAATATGTTATGGCATTGGCCTACTAATGACATTGATGTAAAATCAATGACAGATTACATACGTTCTAAAGGAATAAAAACTGTCTATGGTGGTATGATGGATGCACATCGTGTGCCATTAGTTAGTGATTGTATAGACTATTATGTAGTAGGAATGGGCGAACATGCAGCTTTACACATAACAGATCATATAAAAAATGGTACTATACTTAATTATAATCCTGCTTACGGATTGAAGCCAAAAGTAATTGATTACGATCAAAGAGGAGAGCTTTTTGACTTTAGGAATGCGCACATAAATTATGTGCCAGAAGATTTTTGGAATCCAGAAGATGGCATGGGTATAGAGTTTGGTCGAGGATGTATTTTTAGATGTAAGTTTTGTGCATATCCATTGATTGGTAAGAAGAAAGGAGACTTGTCCTTTTTAAGAGAAAAAGAACGGATAAAAGATGAACTAAAACAAAACTATGAATTATATGGCACTACTAAGTATGTAATTATAGATGATACATTCAACGAGCAAACAATAAAATTACAAGCAATAGCAGATGCTATAGATGAAATAGATTTGCCAGAACAGTTACAATTTGCAGCTTTTATTAGAATTGACTTAATAGCAAGATACCCTGAACAACTAGAACTACTTAAGAAAATAAATGTACGTGCTTGGTTTTTAGGTGTAGAAAGTTTAAATTATGAGTCAGCAAAAGCAATTGGAAAAGGATGTCCTAAAGAAGTTATATTTGAAACAATCAAAAATGCAAAAGAAAAATTTAACGGATCATTAAGTGTATACGGCAGTTTTATTGCAGGACTTCCGCATGATAGTAGAGAAACTATGGATAAATGGACTGCCGAACTTGTAGAGAACAAACATTTATTTGATGCATTTTCGTTTAGTCCTCTAGAACTAGGAACTGCATCTCTCCTTTCTAAAAATCCAGAACTATATGGATACACAATTGATAAATCTGCAGACACTGCAAACAAGTGGACAAACGAGCATTGGTCCGCAGATGAAACAGTGGAATATGTAAAGCATTTGCAAAGCACAATTTTAGAGGACATCAGAGTGTCTACTTTCTTTTTGATGTTTTATCAATGTTTAGGTTTTACTTTTGATGAGCTTAGAGTAATGACATTCACAGAACTTTTTGCAAATAGTAAGGTTAGGAGAAAAGCTAGGCAGTATTTAGAAAAAAGTTATTATTCTAAAGTTGAAAACTTTTTAGGTGTAGAACCTACCCAACCTAATATCAAATACATGAAAAATCTATCAATAGAGCAAAGCATTAAAGACAGTTTGAAAGAAGAATTTTTACAAGTAAAAAATTTAGTAGATGTTCCTGAATTAGAAGTTCTCAAGGCAGTAGAGGATATTACAGAATGTAAAACTGCTAATGCTATTGTACAAAATGTTAAAAAAATTATTGGCTGTGAAATTTATCCTAGCTTTTTTATTCAGGCTGCAGATAGTTATTTAAAACCTAGAACTGAATCGGGTGCTACTGGTATACAAATAGTGCTTAACTTAGATGCTCCTATCACCTGGGACGAAGCAGTTGATGTATACTATGACTGTGCTGTATTAGATCTTAGCAACATGCATAGTATACAAACTGATAAAGAAGACAGGATTTTCTTACATATCACAATTTTAGACAAACCATATGAAGATGTGTTGCAAATTCTTAGTGAAAATGAAAGTGAGGTTTTTAATGTTTGAACAATTATTTTACATATACTATTTTCCTGTAACTTTTTTTGCAATATATACAATTGAAAAAGAAGTAAAATGTAATACCTTTGTTGGTAGTGTTTGGAGTAGAGTTACCTTACTTGAGCGTTTAGTTGCATGTATGATACCTTTGTATAGAGAATTTATACTAATAATCTTGTATATCCAAAGCCGGAAACCTAGTTGGTTTCCTAAGCCTTTGTAAGGAAACGCAATGTCATATTATGAAAACGTCGACCTACCATCCTTTTTAAATTTGTATACCCAGCTACAACAGCTAGATGTTGAATGGACTGGAAATCAAATTTGTATGAATGCTCCGCAAAATTTAACTTATGATACTACATTTGGAGTTGGCAGATTATTAAAAGAGTACAAGTTTGGAGATAAGATAGGACAAAATGAAGTAATTAAATCTTTAAAGGACGGAAATTGGCATTTGTGCGATATATTTGTAGATACACAATTTGAAGAATTATTTAATGCTGTTAAGTCTAGGTATAAAATAGGGAGGATACGTCTTATGAAATCGGCTCCTAATACTTGTTTAGCATGGCATCAAGATCCTGTACCTAGACTACACTATCCTATCAAAACGCAGGAAGGCTGCTTAATGGTAATAGAAGACGAAGTAAGACACTTAGAACAAGATAAATGGTGTCTTACACGCACTACACACGCTCATACAGCACTCAACGGCAGCAAAGAGGATCGTATACATATTGTTGCTGATATATTTCCATGATATTTAGAAAAACTAATACATTTTCAATTTTTGATCAATTTGTAGATGACTACAATGGCAAAACAATATTAGACTTCGGAGGTAACAGAGGTAATCTTATCGCTTCTAGCGAGGGTAAAATAAGTCAGGAAAACTATACTTGTTTAGATATAAGTAAACAAGCTCTTAGTGTTTTGCACAAGGATTTTCCTCTGGTCAAAAGTATTCATTGGAATAAATACCATTCTTACTATAATCCTACAGGAAATATAAAAGAACCATTTCCTAAATTACAATTTTATGATATCGTATTTGCAAATAGTGTGTTTACACATCTAACTCTAAAAGAAACACTATATTGCTTAGAGCAAATTACACAATATACTAATAGAATAGCTTTTACTTATATAGATCCTAGTAACAATCAATTTTTAAAAAAATTCAATGAAAAGTATTGTAAATTGTCATTTGATAATACCGATGAATCATATACAAACGACGAAAATGGAATATTTTGGAGTGCATTTAAGACAGAATATTTACTACATTTATTACCGCATACTAATATTAAACATGGCAGTACTAATTGGTTTAACTTTATCGACATCACAATTTAGTTATGTATCATAACTAAATGAATAAATATAAAGTATAAAAAGGAGATTACAATGACAACACTTACAGCACATCTTCATAAAGAAGGAGCAGGCGGCAATTATTTCGGACATTTAAAAATAGGGCTTAATATGATCATATGGTCTGCCGCAGTATTTGTTACAAGCACAATTCACGGAATTTTTCCGTTTTTATTAAACGATTCATCTATGTATTGTGCAAAAAAACTAGCAAGTTTAGTAGAGCAAACATTTAGTCATCACGAGGCGTAAAATGAAGTTTGGAGATTTAGGCAAGTATGGATGGTTAGTGAACACTGAACATCTTAGAGAAGTCCGTAGTGGCTATTTTAAGCATATGTGGTATGCGATTAAAATTTCCTCTTGGGGATTACTTAATCCTATTACAGGTTATATTCATGCCTTTTTTCCGTTTTTATTTCCAAATACGCCGCATAGGATAGCAATGCGTACTGTTGAGATGGCCGAGGAAATGATAGCAGAATTAAAAGCTACAATTGAAGCAGAAGACGCTGCAAAGAAGTAGGCAAAAAAAATTTAGTCATAAAAAAACGCCCAACGGGCGTTTTTTTATCTTATGTATTAATATAAGTCTATCCATCCTGCTGTGGAGTTTGAGACGCCGCCGCCGGCTAAACCTGTGTCACTTACATAGCCTACAAATTTTTGAGTATCTTGTAAAAACGCAAGCATTCCTTCTACAGGCGATGTTATTGCAGCATCACGTGTTGCTGCATCTGCATAAACGCCAGGTTTAATTGCACCTTGAACGTCTAGTGTTGCTGTAGGATTAATTGTGCCTATACCAAATTGTTGATCTTTCCATGAGTAGTAGTTTGCACCATTCGCAAAATCGGCAGTTGAAGTTGATGCAACAAGTATTGCATTTTCTCTTGCTTGGATAATACCTGTAATTAATTGACCATTTACATCATCACGTGTAAATCTAATCATTCCATATGTTAAAGCTGTATTACCACTTAGATCTGCTTCGCTTGTTCTAATAAAGTCTAATTGACTTCTTTCGTTGACTGCGTCAATTTTGATGACGCTTTGACTTGCATTTTCATTGTTACCAAATGTTACAATGTTTGTTGAAGATTGGTATGTAGGTGCTTTGATTGTGCCAGCAGTTCCGTCGATAATCATATCACTATCATCTGCAAATACAGAGCCAACAACATCACCGTAAAGTGTTGCAGTATCATGATTTAGTATGACATTCAGATCTGGACCAACGACTGTTCCGCGTATGGGACCATCTACACTACCAATAAATGTAGGAGTAGCACCGCCTTGAATTATGACTTGGCCGTTTTCGCCGCGCCTCAAATCACCAGTAAAGTTATCTAGTACTGTATATGTATCTGTAGGATCTCTAACGTCTACCATTGCTGCTTTAGTAAACTCATCAATCATTAAGTTTCCTAAGCCATCATAAAGGCTACCGTAAAAATCACCTCTATGTGTATTTGTAACAGGATCGACAATAATTGTGCTGTCATTGCCTGCAATAGTTAGTGTATGTGTTTGTTCTTGCGATAAAATACGATCTGTAAGGGATGTTGCAGGAGTATTTGCCCATGCTGTACCGTCATAGTACATAATATCAAAGTTTTTTGGATTATCTAAAACTACGCCTGTTATATCGTCGATTGTAGTTAATGAATTGATTTTATTTGCAAGTGAATCAATACGTATGTTTTTCCAATTTAAACCGTCATAAGAAATGATATCAAAGTTTTCTGAGTTTGAGACACTAAGATCTGTTAGGTCATCTAGTTCTAACGCAGACTGTCTATTGTTCCATTCGTTAGTTAATGAGTTGTAAACAAGGACATCGCCGTCTTGCAAACCTGCTATGTCAGTATCAAGTAATCCTGCTACTGTGTTAGAAACTTCTCCAGATGCTGCAATAAGTATGCCACCTAACGTGGATCCGTCACCCACATAAAGTGATTTTGTATCTGTAGCATAAATTAATTCGCCTTCTAACGGCGTTATTAGCTGACGTTCTGCATCAGTTCCACGTCTTAAACGTAATGCCATTCTATTACTCCTGAACTCTGTTGTTAAATATATTTATCTAATTCAGGTGATATTATTTTCTTTTTTTTATAAATGATCGCACTTGCGATTTTACATCTTTAACAACTCTTTCCGAGTCAATTTTGAAGTCAACTTTTACAATTGCATCATCATATTCTTCAAAAAAAGCATTCAATGATTCTTCGGCATCATCAAATTCGGGACCTTTAATATCAATTTCCCATACATCACCGTTATCGAAATATACAACCGCAGAATTTAGATATTCAATAGGCACAGCTTTTATTTCTATATCTTCGAAAACTTCTGGCCAATGGTTGATAATTTCTTGCGGGAGCTTATCAGGCACTTTCTGGAGACTTCGCTTTGGATGCTTTTTTCTTAGTAGGCACTAATTCTTCTGCTTGTTCTCTAAGAGCCTTTGCTTCTTTGAATAGTGCATCTGCTTGCGAACGATATTGAGCAGCCAAGTCTTCATTAGATAAAACAGTATCATCAGAAACCTCTGCTACTACGTTAGCAGTTTCACCTGTAGCAGGTTTCGGCGCCAACTCTGCTACTGTAACACCTTCTTGCTCTGCAATAATTTGATTAAGTTCTGCAAGATTAATAACACTTTTGGTAGTAGGAGTCATTTCAATTTGCTTAGTTTCTAGTTTCACCATTTTACCTGTTCTGTGAAAACTTGCAAGCATATTTCTACCATCTGGTAGTGTTGTTCTTGCCATTGCATCAGCTAAATGAGTGCTGTCTTGGCCCGAAGCTGATTCTACTACTTTCATTAGTGCATCGTGATCTTCGGCATTTAGATTTTCTGTTGTAACTATTACGCAATTTTCTGGCTCGTTAGGTACAACTCTGTATGCTACAATTACTTTACGACCGTTCGTAATTAATCTTCCTACATGTTTTAACATTTTATCTCCTTAGGCAGCAGGTGCCTGTTGCTGTTGTGATGCTACAGCAGTTAGGAATGTATCTAGTTTTTGATACGTTTGGCCTACTGCAACCATTTCATTTGGCTTAAATGCGCCACGCTGGCTTGCAACATCAATAATACTTTTTAACGCTTGTAAATCATTTACTGTTAAGTCTGGTGATGTAGAAGCAGGTGCTTCTTGTGTACCTTCGTTAACTGCTTGAGTTTCTACTTCGTCGCTCATACTTTTATCTCCTATATAGTATATATACGTAGTTTATTTAGTTGTACTTTAAATGTGGACAAGCTAACATGAAATAACTCATTTCCTTGTTATCTTCAAATCCAACAGATATACAAATACCTTTTTCTTTTTTAGAATTTACCGTAAGGCGTTTGCCTACGTAAAATCTCTTTTTACAATTTTTATTGATCCATTTTATTAAAGATCCTTCTAGATTATATGTAGAAGGTATATCTACATATTCAAAATGCGGCGGAGCCACATCTAACCTTCTGATCCTTAATACATCTAATGGATTGATAGTTTTATTTTTTATCATGCCGCTTCGTCGTAATGGACACTAGTGCCAAATGGTGATTGCAAATTTTTATCTGCGTTAGAATGAATTACGAAAACAGTTTCACAGTAATCTGGATCACCCCAGCTATCCCAAGCATAACCGTCTGTAAACATAATTAATTTTTTAGGTTGGATATCATTTTCTTTCATATAAGTCCAATTAACCATAAAGTCAGTGCCACCACCACCATACACTTCGTAGTCTGTCAAATCCTCACCACCATCTGCTGTAAAGTCTTGCTCGTTATATACAGCAGTATCAAAACACCACAATTTGATTTTGTAGTCTTTGTACTGATCCATAATACCTTTGACTTCGCTAAGGAATATTTTTGCTTGTGCACTACCAATAGAGCCTGACATATCAATGCATACACATACATCAATTGTTTCGTCAAAGTTCATACCTGGAAGAACTGCTCCAGTATGCCAGCCTTTGCGTGAAGGACGCATAAATGTATAATCACTTTTAATTATTGATTGAATTTGTTGTTGCAGGATTTCTCGCCAATTCATTTTAGGCTCAGTGAGCTCTTGAATCATGCGTTGAACACCTGCTGGAGTATTACCTGCGCCGGCTGCCTGTGCACTAGACAAAACGTTTTCTTTTATTTCGTCTTTGATCTTTTTAAGTTCTTCTTTAGAATACTTTGGTCTTTTGCTACTAGTGCCGTGACCATTTGAGTCTTTATCCTCGCCGTTGTCACCATCAGCTTCCCCATCTGCATCTTCTGAATCAAGATGCTCGTCTAGCATTTCACCTTCTTTGTCTAATTGATCAAGAAGTTCTTGTAACTCTTTTCCAGCTTCTTTAGCTTGCTCAAACAGTTTATCGTAAATTTCTTCTGACGTGTCTGCATCGTATTTAAAGTCTTGAAAGCAGTCTACAATGCTAGGCTTTTCGCCAATACGATCTCTTACAAGTAAGTTATTAACTTTGTAGTCTGCGGCAATATTGTAGAGCATAGGATTACGATCACCGCGACGTTCTAAGTGATCAAAAACCATATGTAATATTTCATGTGCAATAACAAATTCAATTTCTTTGTTTGTCATTGCATTAAAGAACTGGGTGTTGTAGTAAAGGTTACGACCGTCTACTGCGGCAGTAGGTAACCAATCGTCTGCTGCCAGTATTTGCAAACGTGTAGCCATATTACCAAAAAACGGATGCCTAAGTAGCAAACCTACTCGTGCAACAATAATGCGGTCATAAACTTCAACACGCATTTCTTCTAATTGTTCTGGAGTGATATTGGGGTCAGGTTGCCAGTTTTTTAGTTTACTAGCAGTTTTTTCTGTAGACATTTGCAGTACCATTTTACCCTCTACTTTGCTATTTTCTATACATATAGTATAACACTATTTAATAGGATTGTCAACCAGAAAAATAAAGAACGGGCTCAAAAGAACCCGTTCTTTTCAACATTATGCCGCTTGAGCAGCCTTAATGTACTTACCATAACGATCGTGGAACTCATCAAAGCATTCTACTTCGTCAGGGTCAATGGGCAATGCATACTGTGTTAGTGCGAGCTTAATGCCCATTACAACTAGCTCAGTATCAAAATTGTCCATTGCAAATCGCAGGAAGTTGTTAACTTTCTCGTCAAACTTCTTGTCGCCTTTGTTATCAGCTTCTTTCAGTTCGTAGCACAAAGATACAGTTAAGGAATACATAGCACTGATTTCTTGTGACTGTATCTCTTTAACTTTTCCTGCAAGAATATCAGTTGGGTTAGGCATGCTCGACGCAACCTTGCGGTGAGCCATAAATTTGACAGCCAAACCTTCGCCAACTGCACCACTAACTAAATCAGTAGTAGTGTTTTCGTCAATGTCGTCTTCAAGCAATTCGCTTACAAACGACCATGTACGAGGTGTTGCAAAAGAACGTGAAGGGGACTTTGGATCAAAGTCATACAAGTCCTTTTTGCTAAATTGTAAGAAACCTACAACGTCCTGATGTATTTTGTTATCTACAGCCCACTCAAACCAGTCATCAAATGACACAACCATTTCTAAGTGAATAAAGCGGTTAGCCAGCGGAGCAGGCATACGATATGTAACACCCTTATCTGCGTCACGATTGCCTGCCGCAACAATAAGCACATTGTCAGGCAGTTTGTAGGTACCAACCTTACGGTTAAGAATAAGTTGATAAGCCGCTGCCTGTACAGCAGGTGCCGCAGAGTTCATTTCGTCTAAGAAAAGAACAATGTTATCATACTGTGCCGCAAACTCATCTGACGGTAGTTCACTTGGAGGAGCCCAAGCCATTGTACCTGCATTGCTATCAAAAAACGGAATGCCTTTGATATCAGTAGGTTCCCATAGACTCAAACGAACATCGATCAAATGTGAATTTGGAAGTCCATCTGTAATTTGCTTTACAATATCGGACTTACCAATACCTGGAGGTCCCCAAAGGAAGATAGGACGCTTCTTTTTAAGAGCATGTCTAATGCTTGCTTTTGCGCTGTTTGGTGTTACTGTACGAGTTGCAGTATCCATGAAAGTATTCCCTCTTGTGTTATCAGTGCTAATTTCTAACTATGTATATATAATAACATCATTACAGATAAAGTCAACCATTAATTTAAAATAGGAAAATTATTTTTTCTATAGAAATCAACAGTTTGTAAATTATGGTCAAAAATATCTGCCATTTCTCGGTGTATTTCTTTCATTTCTTCTATATTTAATGTGTCAATATAATCTATTAGATCGTAAATTTTTTCTAACCTTTTGAAATGATCTGTTTCTAAATCATAACTTTCGTCCCACCATTTATCGAATGTTTTGAATCCTAATTCTTTCAAATACTGTAGCGTAAAAGGTGGTGCAACTATCACAAAAGGTCTTCTACAACGGATAGGATGTAATGCTTTTTCACTAAAATTTGCTTGTGGTTGTCCAAATCTAGTTTCAGTAATTATACCTACAAAGCAAGAAACAAGCGAATCATAAAAAACAGGATTATATTTTGTTGTCATAGATTTTTTATTTTTAGGATAGTAAACGCTGTGATCGTTCGATACATTAGTTTTAGTTGCCATCTGATCTAAATAGAATTTTTCTTTATTAAGTACTTTGTTACCTTCGTGTAACACACTTAGATATTTTTCTTCTACGTCAATGCCGTCAATTTCTGGTGTTGTGAAATGCCAGCTGTAGTTACCGTCTTTATTTGCCAAATAGCTCATAACAGCATGTCTTGCAAGAGTATATCTCCAATTTGCACACCAAAACTTCTTTGTAATACCTAAGTTGTTTGGCGGTATTCCTTTTTTTGTATTCATAATTGTTTGTAGAAATATGTCAAAACAAAAAATATTTAAATTTTTATATTTGTAACCAAAAAACTGACTAGCATTTCTTTCACATGTGTAGACATTTATAATAATACCCAGTCTTTCTGCAAGGTGTTGTATGACATCAAATTCATGACTATATAATTTATTATGTTCATCTTCGTTATATAATGTTTCTGTATAAAATGATCTATTACACTCTTTTTGTCCATCGACTAATTTATAAGTTGATAAAACTTCAAATAGATATATGTCAAGTCCTGTACTTGAAAGTTTTTTTAGCTTACTATGTGATAACAAATCATCTAAATTTAATTTGTTATGTGCTGTAGAAATGATATATGGACCTTTACTTGGCAATGATAATTTTGCTGTCCTACCTAACAGCTTATTGTTTGACCTCATTTTAAAAGGAAAGTTAAAATAATATACCTTATCCATAAAATTAGGCATCATTTAGTCCCTGTTATTTGTAGAGTGTATCTCGGCAATATTCCTATATTACTTGCAGCGTGAGGAGTATCTCCGCTCCATAAGTAGTAATCTCCTGCACACCAATTTACAACTCCTATATTATCAATTTCAAAATAATGTCCGGATTGCCAATCTTCTAAAAAAACAATTGCTCTATAAACTTCATCACGATACAGATTAAATATACGACAGTAAGTTTCAAAGTGATCTGAGTGTACAGGCATAATTTCTAGTGTACACATTTTATAAAATACAAATCCTGGATTTTTAAGTTTTAGTTTATTTGATATATTGTATACCCACTCTGGCATTTGATTTTCTTGATTTGATTGACTGTACATTACTCCCGAAAAAGAGTCATGAGTATATCCTTGGCTACGCCATTCCTGTATTTCTGAATCTTTAATCGGCTGCCTAACATAAGGAAATGATTTATAAGCATCACTCCAATTTGCAGATATATGTCCTTTAGTGTATGTCACGCTCTAAATCCAATGTTACACAATGAAATCCACCGCCTAGTGTTCTTTGATGACGCATAGGAAGCATTGCACATTCTATATTATATTTTTCTAATTCTTTCCTAAGTGTGTGCTGATTTTCCTCTAACACAACTAAATTAGGATTTATGCTAAACAAGTTCATGTTTATCCATTTACTTGCATTACAGTAATCTGGAAAATGTCCTATGTCAGTAGGCTCCGGGCACCAAATTGCTTCCCATTTACTGAAAGGTAACGGAAGCTGATCTTTTGATTTTATTCTTTCAGGATTTAATAGCATTAAGCCATCTCTCAAAAACGCAATAGTACTATCTATATGAATATAGCTGTATATACCTTCTAGTGTATGGACATGTACATCTGAATGTTCTCTATTAAGCCATTCTTGTAACATTTGTGCACCTGCTTTGTTGCCTGTATTACTAACCAGGTACAAAAGATCGTTGTTTGCACGGATAATATTTGCAGCGTCAAACATAGGATGTTTTTCTGTAAGAGCCAATTGATCAGGATTACCTATACACAGTTCATTGTACATATCTTCGTCATAGGTTCCATACTTGTGTATTGATATAGGAGCAGCAGCAGGTAAAAGATATCGCCATTCGTTCTTACGTGCTTCGAGAGACATTGGAGCAGCAAGCCTTCTGTCACCGTATGCAAATACTGTATCTCTAGGACAGTAATTATAATATTCAACTTCTTGTGTAACAGTTGGGCGGACAACTTTGATGTTTAAATTTTTTAAAAAACTTGATAATATTTCTAAATCTTCATTTGCTTCTTGTATGACTTGGTTAGGATAATTGCCTATTTTTATATTAGACACATCCTTTTTGTCTGCATAATTTACAGTGCGTAAACTTTTTGACATTGTAGGAATTTTTGCTCCATCTGCTACTCCTACAACAACTGTTTTCAATTGATCCCATTCGTTATATACGCTCATTCTTTAGATTGCCTTTTCATCGCTTTGACTAACCCATACTTTCTAAGATCACCACTAAACAATGTAAGTTCAACAGCCTTTTTTTCATTTGTTACACTAATACTTCTATTAGTGAGATAATAAGGACAGTCTATGAATTGATCTAAAAAAATAATTACTTGTGTAGTAAGTGGCATTTCTTTTGGATAAGGGATATCATATATAGCAAGATCGATTTTTTTTAATACATTGAAACCTTCTTCTGTAAGACGTAAACCACCTTTGCCTTTATTTCTTGTGTTTTGCCACCAGAGGGGCATATACGTTTTTATATTTGCTTCACTAGTAGATTGTCCTAGTTCTTTCAAAAATATTTTTGTATATGCTTCTTTCCAACTCATTCTTCAACTTTTTCACCTGTTGTGAGTTTGTAAACAACAAATTCGTCTGTGTTGAACATGTCATTTAATTTTTTAGCTAGATTATGTGCATGCCCAGGATTTGAAAAACTAGTCTTTTTATATTTTGGACCAGGATAATTTGTAAGAGCATTAGAGCTTTTTAAATTGAAGGGTGCATCTTGATAAAATACAGCCCAAATGGCTTCTGCTTGTAAAACTTGTTCGCTTCTATATGTTTTACTGTTTACCTTCTCAAGAAGAATATTTGGCTTTGGTCTACTCATATATACGTATCCTATTAACTACGTATATATTTATCTCTTTTAGAGTTATATGAGCAGTTTATTCAAAACCACTGCCGTCCATTGTAATGTTAATTACTTCATCTGAGTTAGTATTTGATTCGGAAACAAGTTTTTCTAGATCGCCTTGTAGTCTACTCATTACAATACCAATAGTAAAAGCAAGATTTTTAGCTGTGTTTATATCCAGCTTAACTTCTTTGGCTCTACTATTTTCAGCACTTTTCACTTGTGTAATAAACTGTTGTAGTGGAATAGTGTTTAAAGGTTCAACGGTTGGCAAGGCTAAGCTCCTGACGCATTTCAATTTCAGTCTTAAAAGGACCTTTGTAATCGTAACGTTCTACTGTAATTTGTTTAGGACAAAAACTTTTAACCCAACCCTTGTCAAATTTAATAATATAATATCCTGCACAATAGTTGCTTTTAGATTTTTCGCTTTTGGTAAACAACGGCAATTTACGTTTTACATCATACATAGAATTGTATGGACATACACTTGTAGGGAAACCATGAACAATATATTCAACTTCTTTCTGTGTTTCTTCTTTTTCAATGCCTACAAAAATTATATCACTGCCAAACTTTTTTGACATCTGCCGTTTGTTGTTAAAGAAGCAGGTTCCAGATGGCTCTGAAAACATGTAACGTTCATCATCCCAGCTTAGTGTTCCTAAACGTGTGCCTTCGTCTTCTACGATCCAAAATTTATCTTTTAGAATTGTTTTTGCTTTTATAGTCATTTAGGGTACCTCGCTTGTAATGGTTCTGCAAAAGATGCTGCCTGGTCTGCAATACGTTGCATATCCCACTTAGCACAAAATTTCATAAGACGCATACCTACTTGTGATATATTCTTTGGTTCTACTTCTGCAATAGTAGTATTAATTATCTCTCTAATATCTGCAGGTTGCGCAGTCAAATCACATAGTGTTACATTGCGGTTGTAGTCGTCCAGAACACGGTGCTCAATATCATTATGATCAACCCAACGCTGTAGCATAAGATTATTCCAATTAAAACCTTTTGTATCTTTGTCTTCAAATGCTTCAAGTAATCCTACCTTGTTTTTTGTACCTTTCTTGCGAACGCCTGGATATGCACTAAACACATTATCACTTGTATCACCACGCATACATTTCTCAAATAGCATCCACTGCGGGTTAGGTGCACCTTTAGGCTCTTTAGTTTTCTTGTCAATTACTTCTTTGCCTTTGTCATCAAAGTAACCTTCATGTGTAATTGTAGTATTACTCACACCGTTGTATTGTTTTACGTTAGGTGCAATAAGTTGTGCAAAGTCGCCGTCAGTAGAAATGATAACGTGATTGTCATTGGGATGTGCTTGTACCCAACCTGCAATAAGATCGTCTGCTTCTAGTTGCGGATGACGTATCATTGTACAGTTAGTCTTTTCGCCGATGAAATCTTTAAACTCGTCAAAGATTTGCCAAAACACAGTATCTTCTTCTTGCTGTGCAGGAGTCATTGCATCACGAGTTTCTTGACGATTGCGCTTGTATGGCTCGTAATAATCTTTACGCCAACTGCGGCCTTCTAAACAAAACACAACATGATCTGCGTTAAAGTCTGTCCAAGCTTTTTTTACACTGTTAAGAGTAATGTGTAGTGCCATACCTACTTTAGTATCTAAGTCGCCACGTACTACGTGTCGTGCTCTAAAGAAAGTATTAGCAGTATCAACTAGTACATAAGTTGCCATTTAGTTCCTCGTCTATATAACGTTTCAATTCATGGTCTCCAACATTTTCAGGTATCTCATTTTTATAAAATAAGCGATAACTGTCACTGCCGTATTTCCCAATTCCATATAACATTGTAGCATCTTCCTCGTCCCATGTCAAGAAATCTTTTGTCATACGTTTCAAACGGTTATAACGAATATTCAACATACCTAGTGGTTGAATAATATTTTTTATAGTTTTTTCTGTTGTGTTTAAAAAATGTACAGGTGTTGGAGCCACGCTGAACAAGACTGGTAAAACTCTTTTTACTTGTTTACGATTTGTTTGATTCAAACAAATCACTCCTACCATATGCTGCCATTTTGACTCTACTTGTTGTTGTACCATTAAGTCATCGAGCATATTCATTCTCTTCCGTTATATTCTTCAATATATCTTCGTTTATAAAAGGTATACACAATCCGTTTTCGTCTTCTCTGTGTAAAACGATATCAAATGCTATGCTTACTCTTGGTTCGTCTTGCGTATGCTCTGTTGTACAGTGTTCTAAATATGTTGGAAAAAGTGTCACATTGCCCATTTTGTTAGGATCGGGATATACAACTTGATTATCATATGGACTAACATATAAAGTATAACTATCATAATCCTTAAGATGCATATTTCCGCTTATATATGTATCTGCGGTTGCGCCATGATGATGTGGTTTTATTTTATCACCTTTTTCTAAAATATTAAACCATCCTATAATATTACAATTTCTTACCGCTGCACCTTTTTTAGTTACAAAATCTAGATACAACGCTTGTAAATAATTATATAGGGTTTGTAAAGATTCACACTGATCGCGATAGTTAAATAAATTGTAAGAGCCTAACCTAGCAGTAATTGTACTATCTGCTAATCCTGTATCTCCTACAGGATTCACAGGGTATTTCAAAAATTCGTCTTTATTATCTAATAGCCAGTCATGTATAACTCCGCATTCTTGGAAATTAAATAATTCATTATACATAGGAATATGCCATGTAGGTGCAAATTCATTTGTAGGATGCTTGCTACTAAAATATTTCAACATTAAGAAACCTCACTCTTTCCTTTGTCTAATGGTACAACATTGATGTATCCTGCTCCCCTATCGGTATCCATACCTTCTTCTTGCAACATATTATACACAATGTCACGGAACCAACGATCTACAATTTCTTCTTCTGGATCATTTTCAACACCATAACCTGCTTCAATAAGTTGTAGAATAAAGTATTTGTTCCAGTCTAGCTCAAAGAATCCGTTGCGAACATTGTCTTCGTTTACTTTAACATCAAGTACATTTACCCAAGGCTCTTTGCGTCTAGTAGCATATTCCTTAGGATCTTTCTTTTTAAGAAGAGCCATTTCCTGCTCTTCTAGTTCTTTTTCTCTCTTACTGATACCAGTAATATCTTTTATAAATTTTTTCATATTAAACCTTTTTCTCTTAACCTATTTGCAAGATCTTCAGGATTTTCAACATCTTTTTTTGCATTTATAGGAGCAGTCATAGCACGTTCATGCTGCTCATTTTTATATTTTTGTTTAGGTGCCCCAGGCATTTCCGAATAAGCTGATGTGTAATCTTGGTGTGAAACGCCATCCTCTCGCCATACATTCGTTCGCCACCTCTTGTACGTTAAGCGTATACTCTTCAGAACGTCCTCCAAGCGGCATAAGATATACTGGACACTCGATGCCGTTTTTGCGATATGCATCAACAGCCCTACCGGCTTCATCAATATCTGTACTGTCAGCAACAACAAATTTGAGATAGACTGAAGAATTCCGAAGACTAAAATAATCACTAACAACAGCAGGTCGGATAGCGTCCTCCCAAGATTCTCCACTAACGGAGAGCTTAGGCGAACATGAGAAAGTCCATTTAATTCTGCTCGTAGCATTGATATAGTTTCTAAGATCGTCGTGTAAAAATTGTGTGCTATTTGTTTCAAACGTGACATTTTTTAAGTCCTTCATTTTAGGATGTTCAAACAACTCTACATAAAGTCGTTGCCAAGCAAGTAATGGCTCACCGCCTGTAAGAATTAGATGTATATCTTGCCCGTTGTCTTGTGTCCATTTGCCTTCTGGCAGCAAACTAATCAAATGATCTACAACTTCGTCTACTTCTGCTAGTTTGTTGAAGTCTTTAAATTCTGGATAGATACTTGCATATGTGTCACAGCCTGTATGAATAATGGGCAAGTCTTCAAACTTTTCTGTTGTATTATGCACATCCTTTGCAATTAGTTCTGCAACTTCAGGATTGTGTCTGATTTTATTTTGTGTTTTTACTGCACGACTAGGTTCATCTCTTCCTAGTCCAAAGTTCATACAGCGGAAGTTACAACCAAATGTGCGCAAGAATACACTAGGTACTCCTACAAATTTGCCTTCGCCTTGCACACTATAGAATGCTTCTGAATATCTTAGTTTCATAATGGCAGCCTTCCTGTATACAATTCAATTCCTAAACCTATCATGCCCATTATAAACACTGCTATAATAAACACTTGTGCCATGCGCACTGCAATATAATCACCCATTAGCAACTAAACTCCTGCTGTAGTTTAATATTGTCAAAGAATTCTTTCTTTGTACCTGCATCATCCTTAAATGCACCTTTTAGTACAGTTGTCTGTGTAAGTGAACTATGTGCCATAATGCCACGATTCTCACAGCAACCATGTGTTGCTTGAATGTATACACCTAAATGTTCTGCACCTGTTGCCTTTGCAATCTCACGTGCAATATCATTTGCAAGTTCTTCTTGTAGCGTACCACGGCGAGCGCACCACTGTGCAATACGTGTGTATTTAGATAAGCCAATCAATTTGTCTGCGGCAATAATACCAATGTATGCTACACCGCCTACTGGTTGATGATGGTGACTACACATACTTTTTAGTTCTGAACGAACAACTAGCATACCTTCGTAGCGTTCGTCTGAGTCATTTGGAAATGCTGTTGCACTTGGAATAGGATCATAACGTCCTGACATGATCTCATTAAAGTACATCTTAGCAAGACGTCTTGCTGTACCTTGTGAGTTAGGATCATTGTGTCGATCAATTACTAGTGCATCAAGCACACTTTCAAATGCTACTGTAGCATCATCAATAAGTTGTTCTTTATCGCCCTTTTGTAGGACTTCTGAAATATTGTCGCCTGCCCAATAGCGAATGTTTGCATCTTGCAAACGGGCTTTAATCTGTTCTGCTTTGCTCATTTAGTTCTCCGAGTTATCGACGTGGATGTCGTATATCATGGTACAAGACATAATAGTATTGTACCATGTATTTAGGTTTATGTCAAGTATTTTATGCAAAATACTTGTCTAACATATCTAATCTATCATTTGCAGCAGCCATACTATCTAGCTCTTTTTGTATAGTTTCAATAATATCAGAGTGCTCTCCAATACCAACTACTTTCTGCATATAAACTTCAATATTAGTTTTATGCAACTCTAACTCTGCTTCAGCATGTTTACGAGCTGCGGTTATCATTTGCTCACGCAATTCCATATCCTTTCCTATAATTTCCTTTGCCCGGAATAACATTTCTAACTCCTCCTACGGGATCCGGACAATCATTATCCCGTCTGAAGATTAAGTGAACGTGTGGATACATGCAAGTCTGTCCTGCACTATCTCCCATATTTAGGCCAACATTAAATCCAGTAATATCATTATTTGATGAATAAACATTGTCGTCGCCCATTGTAACTGCAAACTTAAAACATTTCATTACGTTATCAATGGTATTTGTTTTTGGCACAATTAACATGTGTCCTTCAGTCACTGGAAACTTATCTTTAAATACAACAAAATCTGTAGTCGTTAATTCAACGTCAGTCCAAGGAGCTCTACCTTCTTTTTGTGCTGCTTCTAAAGTATCAGTTCGCATATTGTTTTCCTTATTTTTATAATAGTAACATAAGTTAACCTAAAAGTCAAGCATAAATACTTTATGAATGATGCATATCGTGTAGCATTTTATGATGTAGTAAAAGAAACGCAAGCTACTTCAGGTTATAATTTACCTGAACACTTAGAGGCTTACGTTGTAATGCTTTTGGCACATCACATTGACCGTCCTGACTTTTTACCTGAAGATTCATTTGCACAAGCATATTTAAAACTGAACCGTCCTGCCGATTATACTGCTAAGGAACTTGGCGACACTTGTTTGTTTGTTACAGGTGTATTTCCTACTTATGGTAGTAAACACGGTATTAATCGTCGATACTATCAAGATATAGGTATAGGATCATATGAAATGGTAGCAGAGGTTATGCACAAAGATTTGTTTTCACAACTTGCTACACATTTTGATTTCCTAAGTAATTTTATTGAAATAACTACGCATTCTGCCAAACAGAAGCATAGTAACCTTTTCCATTAGTATCGCCACCTTCGTTGTCTATTTCTACACCGTCGTAAACAATCGAAGTAATAGTCTCTTCACCGTTATCATATTCGCTCAGATGAAACTCTAGTTTCTTAGGATCAAACTCTCCAACAGTTTCGATTACACCTTCAAAGAATGTACCTTTTTCACTAGAATACATTTGTGCAATATAATCCACATCCTCACCGGCATAGCATTCTTGTGAATCGTATAGTTCAACTTCCCAGTCAGTTTCGTCGCCTATTTCGTCACACAGTTCTTGAACACCCTTACGAGACATAACTTCACGAACAAAAGGAGCATTGTATTCAGCATTCTCAACTTCGTCGATGTCCATGTATGCACTACCAAACTCTGCACCATATTGATGTTCGTATTCTGTAGGTGCCTCATACCAGGATGACTTGTAATCATCTTTGCCGTAACTAGTTAAAAAGTCTGCTTCAGTTGGAACACTATCAATGTTTTCAAACTCGCATTCGTCCGTACTGTCGTCTACCATATAGGTAACAAAATCACTGTCACCGTGTTCTTCGCAAACTTGTGACCAAAAGTCGTGTGCTTCTTTCGTAATACTCATGTATGCTGCTTCACCACCATAGCCTGAGATATGTATACGATAATATCTTGGACCTTTAATTGTTTCTACTAACTCCTGATTTTCTTCACTGGTATAAGTCATTATTTTATTCCTAGTTCTTTTTTAAGTTTTACTACCTGTCGTCTTCGTGCATGTATTTCTGCTTGAAGTCCTGAGATTAAATTACCCTTTGCTTTATTTTCGTGTGCTTCTTTGAGATCAGCAATCTTACGATTAATACTGTCTTCTAAGCCTGCCAAGTATCGTAATCTATCTTCTCGTTTTGCGTTATCCATTTACGTTCTCCCAAGGGTAAACTAACCAAACATCTTCTTCTGCTTTGTTAACTTCATGTACACTATAATCTACCTTGCCATCGAAGTCACTAGACAAGTTGTCTGTAATAGTAGCAAAGCGAACATTACTGTGCCATACAGTATTCCAACTTTCTGAATTTGGTAAACAACTAGATTTCCAATCTTCTTTTATCCAGTTGAACGTAGCACCAGTGTCGTTAATATCATCAACAATCAAAATGTTTTTACGTCTACTAATATCCCAACGGCTTTTATACGTTTCTTGATCATCTAGAGGAACATAGCCAAAAGCATCTTCTGCCATCCAACAGTTGCTTTCACTTGCTTCACCGTCGTAGTTATCACGTAAACTTACCTTTAATGCTTCGCCACGTACACCTAACATATTACTAAGGATAGTAGCAGGAATGTTGCCGCCTCGTGTAATACCTACAATGTAGTCAGGCCGCCAGTTGTCTTTATACATCTGTAATACAATATTTGTGCAAGCACGTTCAATGTCTGCCCAATCATAATAATGCTTTTTAATTTTCATATTTTTCTTTTAGGTACTGTTCGTGTTGCACCCATTCTCCTTTGCGTAAAAAACCCCAGTCTCTTAATTTAGGACCTGGGATGAATATAGTCCATACATCAACGCCAGGTTCAAGCTCAACACGATGAAGGCTATGACAGCCGGCAAACCGTATCGTGCCTGCGCTACGCCAAAATCTACCATTCGGCGTGTGTTCCCAATAACCACCTTTAATGATAAAAGTGATAAAAGGCCAAGGATGGTCATGTAAATCATCTAAATCTCCTTTATGAAAATTATGTAAAAATATGTTGAAAGGAAACCATTTCCTATCTTTTAAGAACAAATAGTAACGTGTTAGATACGGCTCGTTTTCGTGCCTGTCCATAATTACTCTTTTGCGGCCTATTTTTTCTAAAAGTTGTAAAAATTTAAAACGGAATGTCTTCGTCATCTTCATGATTACCTTTGAAATCTTGATCTACCATTTTATAGATAGTTTTAAAATTTTCATATGCTTTTTCAAGTGCAGGATAATGCATACACATTTTTTTGAGCTTTTCCGGAGAGGGCATATGGTCTTCAAATTCAACTTTATTGAAAGTTATATTTGTCAAACCGTCAATAGTGCTATCTAATGATATTGTATCGTTAAGTGTGAATGTGCCATCGTTAATATCTACAACAAATGTATTATCTGCACTAGAAGTATACATTGAATCTTTGTAAACTAAATTATCAAGGTCTATAGTTTCTACCATCAAGTCAGATAGTGTGATAGAATCTGAACCAGTAAGAGTTACAATGTCAACATCTGTATCATTATCTTTTGATTGTGTCATATAGTACTGCTCCACTGAAGAATTCTTTGTTTAGTTTAGTGCGTTGCTTGTCTAATGCTACAAGAAAATCTTCATAGTTTTCCATATATTCTCTAATTTGTGAAACTACCTCTCCACGGTGTTTGCGATAGCTTGCAAAGTCTTCAGTCCATACACTAGGATATTTAAATTCAGACAGTGCCATTTCACTGTAGCTCAGTCTATCAGGTACCATAGGAATAGCATCTACTAATGCACCTTCATACCAGCTAATACCAAGTGTTTCTTGTAAGTTAGAAGAGAACACCATCTTAGCTTCGCCTAGCAAGTTGTGATACTCATTCTTAGTAAGCTCACGTTCTTGACAAACTACAAACTCGTATTCAGGAAGTTGTTCTGCTAGATCACGGAAAATATCAACTTGCTTCTCAGGAGCAATACGATGTGGAAAGAGAATAAGATTACGCTTTTCCATACCTTTGTAACTATCTAAACTGTTCTTTAGATACTCCATAGGCCAGCCTACACGATGAGTTTTATCATCATCTATATCTAAACTTTCAGCAAATAGATCTATATGAAAGTCAGTTGCATAAAAATTATCATCATAACATTCATACATAGATTGTTCTGCATGACGTACCCAAGGCTTATCGCCAATTAGCCTACCAAGGAAATCATGAGGATCATAAGAACCAGCATGCCAAAGACCACCGACTCTAATGTCGACCCCAAGGAGCTCAGCCATGTAGCGCAACTGGATAACAGTTGGGTTCCACGCATCCGTATATAGGAAATAATCTCCATCATTCACTTCACCTTTACAAAACATTTCACCAATCTGTTCAAGTTGTTTTGACTTGTACACGTTAGTTCCGCCAAAATTAAGAAATGCCCCAGGCGTAGTTGCTTGAGGCGTTTCTCCACCGCTAATAACCTTTACATTTTGATTTGTAGCTCGTTGAAGCTGTAATGGAAGATGATCCTTCCATTGCTTAGTGTAACGTGTATCTACAGCCTCAATGTCTACAATGTAAATAGTCATTATCTTTTACCGCTATAATTTTTTCTTGTTTGATTGCGGTTTTTCATACGCAAGTAATTTTGATATTTTTGATAAGCCTGCCAGTTTTGGTCATGCTTGTTATACAAAGCCTTTTCATTAAAGACTTTGCCTTCGAAACGACAATAATCACGATAAGCATCTAAGTCGTTAAAAACTTTAGTATACGCTGCACGATTGAATTCGATTGCCATAATGTATTTTTCCTTTAATTATTGTTTAGGATAAAAGATTGAACAGCCATTTTCATTATCTTCAGCTACGCTGATCTCTACAAAGCGGCCGGGATACTTTGCAGCGATTTCTTGATACAAGTCATCTGCAATCATCTCACATGACTTGTGATTTAACTCTAGTACGCCTTCAACGTCATAGAGTCGTTGCATCCAGCGTTTAAACTGAATGAATTCAATATCGCGATCGTTATGAAATACTTCAATACGAACACGAAAGTGAAAGATATGACGATGTGGAATACCAAGGAATGATACGTCATCCCAATCGCCAGTTGCTAATTTAGGGTCAGTGTCTGCACCTGGGTACATATGTACACCTTCTTTTGTAAAGGTTACCCAAATGCTTCGTTGAGCTTCGGTTATTGCGTTGTTAATATTATCGTTCATTTGTTCTTCTTTCAATCTACGACCCATATAGTCCCAATATGATTCACGTTGTTGCATAGTACTAATATACTTTCTTTATAAAGGTTTGTCAAGAGCATATTCACTCCAATCTGTAAACTTTTGATCGTCCATTAGATTGTGCAGTCTGTGACACCATACACCTGGATTGGTTGCACGAAAGTCCTTGTCATCAATCTTTAACATAGTATTGTAACCAAATTGTTTAATGTAGGGAATAGGAATACGCAGTTGCGGAATAAACAGATCTGTTTCAACCAGTCCAGTTTCTAATAGTGCTTCTGCATGATCGAGCGGCACATCAAGTGTACAAGGAATACCTTTGTCAAGAAAATACATTATCATATCTTCCCATTCGTCCCATGTGTCTGCATCTTCTGGAAAGTTTGTACCTGGACTAAATGAATGATTAGCACCAAAGAAAATATGTTCACATTCTTGTGTTGCAAAATGTTCAAACACTGTTTCAATATTTTGAACACCAGTTACAAATAGTGTTTTCTTTCCATAAACAGGTGTACGTTCTACTTCAATTCCAGTAAAGAACATAACATCGTCATGTTCGCCTGTGTCATAGTCTCTTTTCATTCTAATCCTAATTGTACAAGTTTAGAGTTAAGTTTATGAATTTCGTCTTTTAGATAAAGTTTCATAGTTTTCATTCTACGAACTTCTTCTGATATAGTAATATTATTATATAATATTTCTATGTCACTGTCAAGTTTTCTGTGTCTTTTTTCTAGTTCAACTATACGGTTACGAATTTTGTCTTCTTCTGAATCATAATTGCTCATCCACTAGTTCCTCCAACTTAGTTTCATCTAAGATGTCTTCTTCTTGTTCAACAACTTCTTCTACTTCAAATAATGCATTAAAAAATGTATTAGCATTTACAGTCTTTTTGCCAATTGCACCTCTAGTACCAGGTATAGCCATCCAAAATTTAGAGTATTCATCTATTTTTTGTAAGGCTTCGTCTTTATCTGTAATTGCAAAAATTTCATTTACAACATCTCTAAACAGAATTCTATCAAACTTTTCGTCTACTAACATTTTAGGAATCACACCGTTGTCGTATTGTCTGTTTGCTTCTTGTACAGCGTTTACATGACTCCATACGTTATGACCCATTTGTATAGCATAACTAAATGAGTCCCAGCTAGTCTTTCCTTCTTTACCTATCTTATTTAGGTCTCCAGGAGCATAAGTGCAAACGTCTGATACTTTGAGTTCGGCAGTAATCGGTGAGTCTTCAAAGTTTTTAAATATCCCATCTGATATAACAGTGTCTCTAAACAAGCGTTGATCTGTAGCATATTTTTTATCGTCAACTGACGGCACCATACGATACGTCCATTTGCTTCTGTCCTCAGTTTCGTTCTGAATGTAGATCTGTCCATTCGCGGTTGCCAAGAAAGGACTAGCACAGTCAAAAGTAATAGTAAAGTTTTCATTATAGTTTTTCCGCACAGCACGTTGAATGTCAGTAAGCAAACAAGCCCACTCTAGTTTAGATGTACCTAGAAAGTGCATTATATCATGCACACCTTTTTCAAGCAAACCGTCAAAGTGCAGTGTTACAAGTCTTTTTAGTACCAAGTGTACATCGCACATGTTCTGACCACCCATTGCCCAACCATTAAAATGGTTGTCTGGATACTTTGCAGGATCACAAAAATCTTTCATCTGTGAATACCAGTCATCTGCTTCGTCGTGTGTTTCGCCTTGTAGAACGTTTAAGAACTTACAGTTGCCGTTACGATGCTTCATCCAATATTCGTTATTATACTTAGAAGCATTAACAGCATCTTGATATGTACTAATACCGGTCTTTTCTCTACCTGCTGGCGAGCGACAAACCCATGCTGGAATATCAAGGATCATACCGTAGTCCATATATGCATCCATCCAACGGAGAACACCGTCACGCTTTTGCTGTGCCGCATCAAGTCTTGCTTGATATTGTTTAGCATGATTAATTTTAGTTGTCTTAGGATTACCGTTTTTATCAAGTTTAGGATTGCCATGTTCGTCTAGTTGTTCAACTATTTCAATACCTTTTGCAACAGCTTCTGCCATACGAGCAGCAACTTCAGGACCATTAGGGTCACGCCATTCGCCTTCCCAAACACCTTTACCAATTTGGAAACCACCTGAGTCGCCAAGTATCCAACTATTTTCTCTATCTCTATTACGTACCATATCTTCTTTAGGAACATCTTTAGTTGTATCTAAATCAGCGTGTCCTGCTGAATATAGAGTCCACTGGTACTGGAATTGACCTTCTTGTTTGTTAAGATAGTTTAAACTCTCTACACCGTGTGTAAAGTTAGATGGAATACGTGACTTATCTACATATTCGTCATAACGCTGTTTGCCTACGTAAGTGGCATAGAAGCCACTTAGTGCCGGGAGAAACCTTGCGTAATCATTCTGTGTTGCAGTTAAGTCTTTTTGCATTACTTACTCTGTGCTGGAAGTATATAATCGTATTTTGCCATTCCTGAATCAACTGTAATCATCATAGCGCCTTGGTCCGAAATGCTCATAGTCAAATCGCCATCTAAATTTAAGATGCTTTGTACTTGTGCAACAGGCCAACTCCAAGTGTGCTGTAAAGAACCCTCTACATCGTGTTGGAAAACAAACTCGCCTGCGTGTGTGCTTGCATCACCAAAGCTAAAAACAAGATTACCATCAACAGTTTTAACATTAAATGTTGGTTCTTCTGAATGTGCAGCACTCATAAGCTTCATACGTGCAATTGCAGCTACACTAGGCTGTAGAGTAACATTCCAACTTGCACCTTTAAACTTAACGGTCTTAAGTTTTTCTTCAATAATTGCTTTGTTCATAAAGCGGTAATCGTTCTGGAAGTCACCAGTTGCATTTTCAAAGTGAATGTGTGTTGGAACTGTTTCGCCATTGCGTTCTGCTTGTACAACTTCAATTTTAGCATTGTCTTTGTACTCAGGGTTTTTCAAATGTAGCGCAAGTTTGTCTAAGTTTGGCATACCAAAAGTGCCTTCTGCCACTTTATGACCTGAAGTTGCGCTTAGAATTACGCTACGATCATCTGCCATTGAGTCGATTGTTGTTTCGTCCTCGCCTGTAACTTTAACTAGACTTAGAAAACCAAGTGCATGTGTATGTGCAACAACGTCTTGTAAGATATCTTTCATTATACTGTTTCTCCATTGAATAAATCTATTATATTATCATTACCTTCTTTTGTCAAGAAGTTTTGTATTTCGTATTTAGGTTTAAACCCAAGTGCTTTCATTTTCTCCATGTTTGCACAAGTCCATTCTCTTTCTCCTGGAGTATTTAGGCGAACAGGAAGTTTAGGCGCCAAGTCTTGAACACGCACTGGACGCCCTGTACCAATGTCAACAACACCATTGACATGTGGTGCATTTATGAGTATTTCAATTGCATCTAGCATATCTTCTAAATGAATGAAATCTCTATAGTGCTTTGTTGTATATTCTAATGTACCGTTACGTAGTTTATTAAAGAACATATTCTTTCTAGGACAATTATCTGAGTACACAGTGTGGAAACGCATTCCTAACATTGTTCCTGCGTTATATCTTTCTGCAAGTTCTTCTAAAATATATTTAGAAGCTGCATAAGGATTTAAATCTGGTTCATAAGCACTTGAACTACTTGCATAAAGTATCCTTGTACCTTCATAATGTTCAAATAGTCTACGGCTTGCTTCAACATTATTCAACCAATATCCTGCAGGATCTTTAATACTTTCACGAACACCGCTTTTGCCAGCAAGGTGAATAATTAAATCAAATTTTTCATTAAACTCACATGTTAATAAATCTTGAGTATTGTTAAGTTTGTCCCTATCCCAACCATCTTTTAAGTCTATACCTACAACACTATAGTTTTTTGTAAGACGTGTAAGCAGATTGCTTCCTATGTATCCTCTATGACCTGTCAGCAAAATTTTCATTAAGTATCCTCCATGTGTCCTTCCAGTGTTTCACATGATAATTGCAACCTTTTTTATTTGCGTTAGCTAAAGGTTGATCATTACCACCTAACTGCATTGCGTCACCAAAAAATATTAATGTATCATTACTGTCAAAATCATTTACTATTTGACTTTTATCAAAGCCCTTTGGCGAAATGTCAATACCTGTTTCTCCACCTACCTTTGCTTCTAAGTATGGAAACATAATATTGAAACTGTGAGCAATTTTATATCGTTCAGCCTTTTTTGTATCATAACGTACATACTGTGCACGTTGTTCTTTGTCTGCACCTCTGCCAACAACACTAAAATTTACCATTCCTGGGCGATGTTCAAAATGTTGTCCTGTACGCAACGGAAATTCACTTTCAGTTAAACATTGGGCAAGGAATGTGTGAGGTGTTTCTTCTAATATCCATTCATTTTGATGTACATTTGTGTCTTGCTCCCAAACATCGTTTCCGTTGCAATTATAAACTCTCACAGCAAGATTGTAAATAGACAAACCTACTTGTTCAACAGTTTTCATTTTATCAGAACCTGTAACCAAATAACATGAATTATGGCTGGCAAAGTTCTCAAACCATGCAGCAAAGTCTTTATCTATTTTTCCTCTGCTAGGAGTCAGTGTTCCGTCTACATCAAAAACAAATTTATTCATTTACACAAATTGCCTTTTCATCTTGATCAAATGTTGCTTCTAACACAGCTTGGTTTATTAGACACTGTTTTTGTGAATCATACCTGTTGAATTCTGTGACTTTGTATTCATTATACTCAGGTATAAAACTTAGTACAAATAGAATCCACATTAGGTGTCTTTCTCTTCTTTTTGTTTTTTGCGTTTAGTATAAAAGCCACCTTTGAATTCAATATCTTCTGTTCTTTTACCACTTACACCTACTGTAATTTTTCCACCATTTTTTATATATTCATCTACTAACTTTTGTTCTTCGTCAGTTAATGATCGACTCACAGGATTCATACTCATTTACTTTCTCTTTCTGCTACTCGCTTACGCAAGTCGCTACTGCTGAAGCGGTGATCTCGTTTGTTAAAGTGTAGCTGGATACCCCGCTTCTTGCAAATATCCTTGCCAGTAAAATCCTTTTCTCTATACTCTTCACCTAATATTCTAACATCAATATGATACATTGTCAAGATATCTTCTAGGTCTTTTTCAGATGTATATGGAATTATTTCATCTACGTATGCAACTGCTTTGAGTTGTGTGTAACGTTCTACTACAGTTTGTATAGGAGAATTCTTTTCAGGCCTGTCTACGTTAGGATCTACTTGTAATCCGCATATTAAGTAATCACATTGTTCTTTTGCTTCACGCAACATTTGTACGTGTCCTGCGTGAAGTAAGTCAAATGTTGAACAAGTAAATCCTACCTTCATCCTAGCTGCTCCCTTAGTTCTTCAAGAAGTTCTAATAGCTTTTGCATTAGTTCTTCGTCTTGTGTTTTTTCTGTATCAAATTCTACTTCTACTTTTATTTTCATTGTGTTAGTCCTTGAACCAAATTCATAGCAACTGCTGTGCCGCTAATACTTGATCCTATCATAATTGCTCTATCGCTCCAGCTCATTCCTACAAAGATCCATCCTATTGAACTGAGAATGTATGCTATTTGTCCATACATTGTGAATCCTGCACTAATTGAAAATACACCTATCACAGCAAGTACCATACTTGCCCATTTTACATACCAGTCTACTGTGCCAGTAGGTGTTGTAGGTGTTAGATCTTCAACTTCGTGTTGTAGTTCTGCAAGCTCTTGTTTAAGACGTTTACGTTCTTTTGACAGTTCTGCTGCAAGTTGAGACGCACGATTTTCTCTAGATGCTTCTTTGTACTCGTCTTTTACCATTTGTTCGTGTTCTGTCACGTTAGTCTCCAAAATCAAACAAACTTGAGAAAGTGTTGTGTTGTTTAGTATCTTCTAGTGGATAGTTAAGCACACCAATCAAGTTATCTAGTTTATTATCAATAATAGTTTCCGCCATAGCCGCATCGTCAAACGGCAGTTCCTTAAACCATTCAGGCAAACGTAGCTCATCTGTTGGATAAGCAACACTAGTATAGCCTAGTGGATTTGGTTTGAGTTTGCATACAATAACTTTCATACCATCTACAATCTCTTGCGAGTATTTGTCACCGTTCATACGTTTTAGTGTATTCCAGTTGATACTTGCTCTTACGTGACCAGGCATGTTTGCTTTGCCTTGTTTTTCTTCAAGACGTTGATAGTGTCCAATTTTGTTTGCACGTTTAGGCGAACCTTTTTCAAATCCTGGACGCTGTTCAAACTCTTTGCGGAACTCTGTAATACGCTGTAGCACATCTTCTTGTGATGCATCTGTAAGCACCATTAGTAGCAGTTCTTTTAGGAACTCCTGCATAAACACTGGAGTATCTGATCTACGCAAGTCCAAGCCCATTGCTTTTACTTTACCTGGCTTACCATCTGTGTCTGTTCTAAAGCCTTCGTTATCAACAACTAATGCTGCATATCGCTTCTTAGTAATGTACAGGCCTGATTGTGCAACAATTTCTCTACCTGCTGCAATAACATCGCTCCTTGTCTTTGGACAGTGAAATGCTCTCAGCATAAAGTCTGGGAATGTTGTGTTTGCTTGTTCGCACACTTGATCATACAGTGTAATACACTTGTCTATGTTAAAGTCAAGTGCTCCACTTTCTACATCGTCTTTGAGAGCAGGCCAAGCACTAAAGTACACAGAGTCTGTATCACCATATATAACACTTTTGCCTGTGTGATCATATTCGCCTGTGATAACTTTGTTAACTTCAGCACTCATATGCTTAACAATTTGTCTACCAGTTAGTGTAGTTGACTGTCCTATCCTTTTGTCAAAAAATCTACAACCAGGATTAAGAATAGCTCCATAAAGTGAGTTAAGATTAATTTTCTTAACAAGTTGCCGCTTGTCCCAGTACTCAATCTCTGCATCGTTCTTTGCATCTTTAGCTTTCTTCAGCATCTTCTGCATGTCTTTACGTTCTGCATACCAACGCTTTAGGATACCTGGAATGACACCTTCAAACTCTGTTGTAAAGATTGTACCATTTGCACTTAGCATCCAAGGCATTTGACTGTCAAAGATAAGTTGATAAATCTCTGCACCGCTTAGTACATCTGAACGTCCATCTTCCCAGTCAACTGTAAGTGCAACATCTTTGCGTTGCTCCATAACTGCATCATATTCTTCAACATTAAAGCGTCCTTCCCAGCTGCCTGCGAATGACTTTTTCTTTAGTGTAGTATCTTCGTGTACACGAGCATCTGTAATCTCAGGACGTATCTGTCCTACAATAGTTTCTGGAGCCATATTCAATGCACGAATCACTGAAGGATACAGTGAGTTCAAGTCCATTGAGCCAATGTATTTGTGCAAGCCCTTTTTAGGAAACGCAACATACGCACCTGCGGCTTGTGTGCTTTCAGTGTCGTCACGCTTTGGACGATTAGGTACTCGCAAATCTCTGTTGTGCGCTTCGTTGATAATACCTTGTTCTGTAACAGCAACAGCACCCATAGTTGTTTGCAGTAGAACAGTGTTTTCGTGTGCAATTGAATTACTTAGATCAATAAAGCGTAATTTTTTGTCAAGTTTGTCAAGTAGTGCAGTATCTTGAATGTTATATTCAATGAACTTGCGGAAGTCATTATTATACAACTGGTCCAATGTGCCTTCATATGGCACCTTGTTTTCACCTACTTCAATCTCACCAATTGCATCCAAGCGATATGAATGACGTTCTTCATATGTGTATTTGCGATACAGTTCTAAACTGTCCAAATGCACACGACCTACTAAGTCAAATGTTACTGCTTGTTTCCCATACTTTTCATATTCACGTTTCTTAGGCAACTGTCCCCACAAACAAAAACGTCTTGTGTCGTCTTTGCTTAGTACACGACTTGTTCTGTTTACAGTATACGGAATATCATAACCTTCACTGTTCCAACCTGACAAAATATCTGCATCTTCAATAAGTGTTAAGAACGTGTCAATCATATCACCTTCACGTTCAAACAACATTACGTTATCAATGCCTTCTAGTTCTTGTTTTGCTTGGTCCATTGTAAGTGTTTTAGGCGGAACAGCAAGACATACCATTGTTTCTAGCCACTGCAAATACACAGATATAGATGTAATTGGCATAAAAGGATCTGCTGGATCAGCAAACCCGCGCTCTGGATCAAAGTCTGTCTCAATATCAAAGAACGCAATGTTTAGTTTAGGGGCGTCTTGATTTAGATAGTGTTCACTCAAACACTGAAAGATTGGATTGATGTCACTTTCAAATAAGTTTTTGCTTTTGTTAATAGCAACTTCTTTGCGAAAGTCTTTTGTATTTTTACAAACAATTCGTGTAAGGGGATCTCCGTACACACTTTTGTACTTGCCCTTAGGATCTTCATAGTAAAAAGTATATTTTGCTTGATATTCTTGATAGTGTCTTTTGCCGTCACGACGCTCCACGACACGGATAATATCTTGATCACGATCAAACATCGCATCAACGTATGGCATTCAATTTTTCTCCTTCGTTGCTTATGGCCAACTTAACCATCTACATGCCTATGCGGCGAAATCATATAGCAATCCTGCTACATATATTATAGTTAGTCCAAAGTTCATTACGACTAAACTTTTCTCCCTCCATAGGATACCAATAATCATCCATAGTGTGTTACTAATAATGAATCCCCAAACATAAAGAGGATAAACATTAAAAGCAGCAAGCGTAGCAGACAGTAATAAAGATACTGTGCTAAACCATGCTAACCACTGATAAGGTTTTGTTTTATTTGTCATATCCTAAAGTAGTAATGAGTGTTTCTAAATCGTCATACGCATCTGCATGCGAATCCCAGTCACGTTTCTGTGCAATCTTAATTGCTTTGTTAATAAGGCTAGGCTTGATATCTAGTTCTTCTGCAACAGCCTTTACAGTTTCTTTTAATCCAGCATTTAAATCTTCTACTTCTTGTAATACTGTAACGCCTTCACGCACTAGACGTTCTAGTTTGGCTTTTTCTTCAGCACCATAGGTACGAGATCCCATATATAGTCTCCTTTTGAGTGTCTAACTTAGTATTAAGTATATGGTATATTTAGGAATTTGTCAAGTAATATTTTACTTTTTTTCGGCTAGTTTTGCATACAGCATATCTTTAATTGATTCGTACTGTTTGCCTTTATGCTTTGCATAACCTTGTTTTGCAAGTTTCTTTTTATCTTTGTGCGCACCCATCGCACCACTCTTGCGTAGGTCGTTTAGTTTTTGTGCATTTGGATCTCGTGGTTTGATTAGTCTAGGGTCTTTTGATTCAGTAGGTTCCATTTCCATTCTTTTAAGTTGCATCATAACCTTTTGTGTTTGTGCTGGATCCATTTGCATAAGTCTTTGGAATGCTTCTGCCATTGAGTTCATTTCATTTCTGGTAAGTTGCTTACCAGATTTTGTTTTCTGTATTGCCATAGCTAACAATTTAGGATCACGCACACCTAAATCGCCAACTAATTTTTGGGGATTTACTGTTCCTTTAACTTTGCCTTGAGTTTGTTGTGATTGTTGATTAGTTGGAGCTGTTTTTAAACTTTGTTGAAAATTTCCTGCATTATCCATTCCGTGCTTGATTTGATTTTTGGCATATGACGCCATTCCTTTTACAGCATCTAATGGCCCTTCATCGATGTCTGCTTCGCCGACAAGTTTATCCTTTAATGGATGTGGTTGTTCTCCTGTTGTGCTAGGAGTGCTTGTCTTTGGCATAGGATCTTTACCCTTGGCTTGACCTGCGGATCCTGTTTTTTGTTTTTCGTCTACGCGAACACCTGCAAGTGCAGCAAAATCTGCAATGCTGTCAATACCTAGCGGCATTGAACCTTTTTCAACTACAGCACTTTCTTCTAGGTAATTCTTCGTTGGCGGTACGTTTGTAAGATCACCTCCGCCTTGAGCAGCTTGTTGAAGTTTTGCTAGATCTTCTCTTGGATCACTTGGGTCCATTTCGAAAAGTTTGTGCTGTAGTTTGTGCCAATCCATATTACTTCTTTGCCATCTTAGTTGCTGTTGCGTACATTACTGCTTCTGCATCTTTGCCATAACGATCTTTAAAATCGCCTTTGGCTTTCTTCATGCCCTTTACGTACTTTTCTTTTTTTTTGACTCGTCTTTAGTTAATGATCTTTCTGCAAGTTTGGCATGTAGTCTTTGTTTGTAAGTATCGTTAGCACTTTCAGCATGCATTGCTGCCATATGCTTCTTGTACTTTTTAGTACCTTTTTTGTGAGGTGATTTACCTTCTGCTGCAACTGCTTTAATTTCTTTACCACAGCACTCACATTTTTTACCAACTTCATTCATTGAATGCTTACCACCGCAATGTGAGCAGCTTGGTCCGCATCCACAAGATGCCTTTTCTGTTGCTTCTGTTACTGCGTTGCAACTACAACCTTTACAGTCTGGAGGACATTTACAGTCTTCTGCTTTTACATCTTCTCCACAGCACTTAGATGAACAATGCTTACCTGCGCCTTCACCAAGTTCGCCTGTTGCTTGTTCATAATCTAAATGATGATATACTGAGCCTAAGTAGTCTGCTGCTTTTGTAATCTTAGATTGTACCCAACCTTCTAATCCTTCTGCTTCAGAAACATTCTTTAGCATTTCGTGGAGTTTGATTGAATACTTTGCTATTTTGTATAGGTCTGCTCTGGCCATCTGCACTTCATGGTCTTTTTCAGCCATGTGAGCCATATCACCTAAGCCTTCACTAATTTCTTTATCTCTCATTGAGCTGCTCCATAATACGTATTATAGTGTATTTATTTCTTTTAGTATTAATTCTGCTATTAGTTGATGTCCGTATTTTGTTGGATGATAGCTATATGGGTTAACAATTTTATTTTCTGCTAAAAATTTTATTCTATTTGTATCTTCTTTGTAGGTTGAAGTATGATACTCTTTATCTAATTTTTTCATCCCAGCATTTTTACAAAGTATACTGCATATATCTCTAGGACTGCGATTATAAAATAGCATATTATCTATTGTTTTGTTTTTATCTACACTTACTTCTTTGATAGTGGTTGTAACAGGGTGATCATGATCTTTTTGTCTACGATCTTTTTCAACTGTATATTCGTCTGTGCTGAAATTGGCTACAGCAGGGTGCGATTTTTCATAATCATGATGATTAAATGTGTCAAACCAGTAGTTTTTAATACCTAATGCTGCAAAGTAACTGTTAAAAAAATGCATTTCTTTTGCAAGAGCATGTACTTCATGATCATGATTATAAAAAAATCTCATCCATTGTTTTATAATGTAGTTTTCATTGTTGACTACTTTTTGCCAACTGAATTTAGGATTAGGTAGAATTATATTTTTAAGATCCTGTGTTCTGTAGTCATATATTTCTGTTCTAGCAGTAGATGTTATACCCCAAAGTACTATAATTTCGTCATACTTTTCTTTTATATTGTTAAATTCGTCACTTGGAAAAAAGTGTTTTGCAAATCTAAATTGTTTTTGATTACTTGTTCCGCCTATACTAAAATTTAAAGTGTCTGCACTTAACTCTTTAGCGATAATTTCACGAAAAGTGCCTTCCGGCCTGTCCCATGTATTATAGTATTCTTTTTCTGACATACCTTCATAATAGTATGTTCCTACACCCATGGTCCAGCTACAACCAAAGGTAATGAATAGTTTTTTCATTTTTTATTTTTGCTTTTTGATTTTTTCTTTTTGTGACCTAATACATTAATATCAACGTCTAATGCATTTTTTACAGTACCGTCTGGATTTTTCATTTGACGACTTACTAATCCACCCACAGGTGTAGCAACGCTTGCAACAGATCCCGCTGTTGTAGTTTCCTTTACTATTTCGTTCATCTTCATTTTAAGTATTCCCTGTATGTTTTCCAGTAGTTTTGTCGTTCGTTAGTGCTGGCTCGCCGGAGTTCGTGTTCTTTTAACTTGGCAACATAATGACTTGTTTCTATGTCGCTAGTGTCTGGGAATAGTTCTATGACTTTTTCTTTCTTCCACTCTTCATGTTTGCGCACCAATGATACATCCTCGCTTTCTCACCTGAGCTATTCTTGGCTCTCTTTCTTAAACTTGTAACACTACCATTGCAACTAGCACCTGCACGTTTTACACGCCCTGGTCTGCTTTTGCCTTTACGCTTACCGTCAGCAAAGTTTTCATTTATTCCAAGTTCATCAACCATTATTTCTAACGCTGAATCTACATCATTTAAACCATTTTCTTCTTTTGTTTTCTCATACCAACTTCTTACAAAGTTTGATGCTGAGTGTCCATAAGTATCTGGAGCCATCATCATTTGATAAAGAACTTGGTCAGGTGCTTCTCGTTGAGACCTTACAAACTTTCTAAGACTATCTAAGTCTGTACTTTCATTATATGCTACATCTGTTGCTGCTTTTGCTTTGGTAGCATCAGCAAAGTTTTCTATAATATGTGCTTCTAAATCAATGCCTGTATTTTTCTTAATATCTTTAACAGTATAAGGCCAATCATCTTTTGAAACTTTTCTTCCTACTTTTAAAAGTGTGCTTAGAAGTTTAGGATATTTTTTATACAAGTTCATATTAAAAGTAATTTTCACTGCATCATAAAAGTACGGTTCTAACTCGTTAGTTTCATGAGCCTTTTTTGCAAGACCTATAATTTTTTTATAAGAAGCTATGTCTTCTTTTGTTGCTTTTATTAACCCTTTTTTCTTACCGTCAGCAAAGTTTTCATCTATGTCTTCGTTTTTCTTACGTCCTGCACAATGAGCTTTTTGACTAAATCCTTTTGGATTAGAACAATTAATACTATCCTTGTACTTTTTGCTCCAACCTTCGTCTAGCATATCTTCCAATACATCGTCTGCCATATGTACACGAGCATACTCGGCACCTGCAAGACGCAAAGCATCGTACCTATGATGACCGTTAACTATGCGTCCCTTACGATCAATCTGTATGGGTGCATAATCATCCTTCAATACTCTTTCTAGCTGCTTTATTAATTTTTTGTAAGAGCGTTCTTTTTGAACTGTTCTTAACTGCACCAGTTTAACTCTGCCTAAAGGACCATAATTTTTTACCTGCGGAGGTGCTTCGCCACCTGTTGGTTCGTCGTCAAAATGTGCATCTTGATAGCCAGCAGCGCCTTGAACATCATATCCAATACGCTTCAATTGCTTCATTAGATATTTCATTTCTTTCTTGCCTGCATACGGAGCAATTACAACGTCAGGTTCGTCGTAGTTTGCACCTTTGGGAACTGCTTTGAGATTTGCTAGATTAGTTCCTATTTTGTAGTGATCGTATGCAGTATCAGATTTTGTTAGAAATGTGTTTGGAGGATTAGGAATCAGTTGTCCTTCTGCTAAACCTAGATTATACAAAACATTTGTACTTTTACCTTTAACTTTTTTACTCAAAGTTGGCGGCTTTCCGTCTTTGTCCACTTTGTTTCCAAATTTTGCTGCTTCACGAGATATAGAATTAGTGTCAACATCTGCTGTTGTGTTGACACCCTTTACAATTCTACCATCTTCTAATAAATCTCTTATACGCATTTTACCAAATCTTTACTACGTGAAAATCTGCAGGTCTTTGCAACTTTATTTCATTGCGTTTACCATCCATATCTACAAACACAAAATGTTTAGGCATTGTTTTTATTATTTTTTTGGCTGTATATGTTTGTGTTTTGAATTTTTCTGTTCTTGCACCATCCTGATGTACAGTTACTTCATCGGGAATTGTTATGATTAGCTCATATTCTTCTCGTGTTACTCTTTGCCACCAAGTCTTCAAGCTCATTTTTTCTTACGTCCTCTAAAAGTATGTCCTGTCATATAAGGTTTTGAAAACCATAATTCAAACCATTCTTTGTCACCTGGTTTAATATTTTGTTCTTTTTCTTTTTTCTTTAATTCAGTTGCAGTATGGCTCATATCTTCAAGAGTATACTCTGTGTAACCTTTGTATTCGTTTACACCTGCTAGTTTTTTAATATACTCTAGTTCATCCACGATAGATCACCTTGTTCTAAAGATTCTGCATACTTAGCAGCAAACTTCTCGCCGTGCTTTTCTATCCATTTTTTAAGTACAACTGCACCTAAGATAAGTGTTACAGCCATTGCAATAGTAAACTTGTTGTCGATAAGCATTTGTGTTGCTTCTTCGCCAATTTTATCTGTAACCCATTCCCATCCTTCACTTATGGCAATTGCTGCTGCGCTACCACCTATGATATATTTTGCAAATTTCTTTAACAACCATTTTAATACAGGCCACGCACCTCTTACAGCAATCCAACGAAGTATCCACATAACTGCTGCACCCACTGCTGGTGCAATTTCATCTAGTTGTTGTTCTTCTTTGACGTATTTTTCTTTTTTCTTTTCTTCGCCTTTGGTAAGTTCACGTTCTATTGTAGATAATGCCTCTTGTATATCCTCTTTGGAAACAACAAATCGTTTTCCTTTAGATGTTATTTGTTTACCAGCAATATATTTTAATAAAGCAGAAAGGTTTTCAACACTATCCTCTCTGTTTACGTAATCTTGGATCTGATCTTTGATATATTTTACCAAAGCCTGTTTGTCTAAAACTAAATCTGCTTCTGCTGTTACTAATTCTTTTTTAGACTTCCATGCATCCTTGTCGCCTTTTGCAGCAGCTTTTCTTCTCGCTGCTATTCTATCTCTGATGCTACTTGGTTCGTCGAATTTTTCTTTTTTCTTTTTAATTGTAGCTCTTTTAGCTCTACTTGGAATACCAAAAGCCATTATTTCTTCTACAGGCTCAGTAATACCCATGCCTTTGCGTACAGCATCAAACATAGTTTTGGCTAGTTTAGGATTTGGTACGCCTTTTGCAAATGCTTCTATGTCCCCTGAAGCTGCTGCTACACGCATTTTGCTTGCACTCATACCGCTTACATCATCTGCATCTGGATCACGTTCTCCTGCACTTGCTACTTTGATTGAATTAAATTTAAACGGAACTTTTCCTGATTTGTCTGGTTGACCGTTGTATGTATTGAACAGTTTTTGGAAACCATCTACACGATCTGAACCTGCAATAAAAATTACATCAGTGTAACCTAAACTTTGTAGCATTTCTAATGCTTGAACTGGTGTACGTACACTTTGATGTCCTATGTTTATTCCAGGAAAAAATTGTTTTGCGAACTTTAGTTTTGTTGGAAAGTCTAAAGGATCTGTTTTAGGTTTTTGGCTTTGAGATAAGAAAAGATAGTGGTCTCCTTCAAAAGACTCTATTGTACTAACTAACTTTGCATGACCTACAGTGGGAGGATTCAGCCTACCAAAAGCTAGAACTGCTGTTTTTTTCGTTTCTTCAAACAGTTCCCGTAGTAGCATTAGTATGCTCCGTCTTTGATTTGTTTCATCTCTTCAGAAAACAATTTTTTGACTAAAGCTTCTTTATCTTCATCCTTAAATATATTTTCAGATCTGCCAAGCTTGTATTCTTTGCAATACGATTCAATACCCCTATTGACACAGTCACCCATGCATTTTGATGCATTTACCTTTTGGTTTTTCTTATACATTTCCTGCATTTTTATTACAGCAGGAAAGAAATGTTTTCTATAAAACATAGGATCATTGCGCATATAGATAGCACAGTCGTCTACAGGACTGAAAGGCATTTTCTTATCAACTGCTTTTGCAAATTCTACAAGTTTTACCATTTGCGGCAACTCCAATATCTTGCCTTTGTTCTTGGACCTGGGTTATCGCAGTTGTGTCTTGCACGGAATGAACGTCTACGTGCCGGGTTTGATTTTTTAATCTTCATGTTAGGATCACCAAAGTTAACTTTTTTAACATTCTTAGTCTTTGGGTCTTTAACATATACTTTAAACTTTTTAACATCGCCACGCATAGGCTTGCCTAGTGGAACTTTACGGCCTTGGTATTCTGCTTCATCGATTTCATCTTCGTTAAACCACATTACACCGTACTCTAAGAAAAAGTCATCACCGTCGTAAGTTTCCTCTACAATGTCTTCCCCTAAATCTGTTGAAATTTCAATATCAAAGTCATCATAACCTTGTTCAAACATATAATTTGCTAAACGATTTGCGTATTCGTCTGCTTCTTCTTCATCTAATTGGCGGGGGAGTGCTATTTCGTATACTGTAGCACCTTGCTCAGTTTCGTAAATTTCTTGTTCTGCAAAGATGCTTTCGTCTAATAGTTGCGCACCTTCTTGTTTTTCCATTACTACTCTTACAAAATGTTCCATGATTTTACCTTAATGATTCAAAACAACACTATCTAAGGTGCCGTCTGTCCAATTCATAATCTTTGCTCTAAGCCAAACATAATTGCCTGTTACACTTTTAATTTGACTATCTGTCTCTTGTTCAGCAACAAGTGATAATACAGAAAACCAATCAGCGCCAGTTGGGTCAATCGCCAACGTTGCTTCTATAACTAATGTTCCGGTAAAGCCTGTATAACTATATTGAAGAGTATGTAGACCATCAGAGCGTCCATAATAGCCGTCTCCTTTGTATTTCTCTCCTGTGACACTTTCAATTGTGCTATCACCTGGATGAGTGTTGGTTGTTAAAATTGTTTCACTAGTTGCTGCCATACTAATATTTATCTAATTCTTGTTTCCAAACCAGTTTTTCAATTTTACGTATATTGTCACCGCATATCAATGTAACTAATTGTAAAACTTTTTCATCTCTTACATAGAAATAGAGTCCATTTGCATAGCCAGAATTCAATAATGTTTCTAATGCAATTTTACCAACTTTGCTTTTATCTTTATTGTTTTCTAACCACATGCCTAGTTCTTTAGATGCTTTTTTTCTGCCCAAAATACATCGAATAGAATATTTTGGCTTGTTACTAACAATAACAGTATGATCATTGCTTAACAAAAATTCTTTATCTTGCACACGAGGCTCAAAAAATTCTACATCTTTAGTTCTAAGCTTTCCGCCTAAACTAGTTAATAGGTTTTTGTTGTTAGAATATAGTATTAAACTATGACATGCACCTACTCTTACTAATACTTGGTCAGTGTTGGCTTTTAAATGATTGTAAATATCATTTGCATCAAAGAAATCGTTATTTGTAACCGGCAAATCAGTACGAAACAGAGTACGTTTTAAGGGTATACCGTTTTCATAGTCTGCATAAAGTCGATCTAAATGAGAACGTGCATGACTTAAATCCCCTTTTTTCTGTAATTCTGTGCGAAAAATAGAGTTAAGGGAATTATGCAGTACAAGTTTGTACAAATACTTTCCATAGTGAAGCTTATTTGATTCACGCTGTTTCAGCTTCTTTCTCCTCTACAGAACTTGTACGGAGTGTAATTTTATCATCGTAATCAATTGTTAATTTACCACCATTTTGTAAGTCACCAAAAAGTATTTGTCTACTTAAAGGACGTTTAATTTCTTTATCAATTACACGCTGTAAAGGACGGGCGCCATTTTTTGGATCAAAGCCTTTGTCTACTAAGTAATCAAGTGCTTCGTCAGTTATTTTAATTTCAATATTTTTGTCTGACACCATGTTCTTTAGTTCTACTAGGAACTTGCCAACAATTTTCATCATAACTTCTTTGCCCAACTTAGCAAATGTTATAATACCGTCTAGTCGATTTCTAAATTCAGGAGCAAAAAACCTCTTAATTTCAGTATCTTCATAATCATAATCACTTTGGCTTTCAAAACCTATAGAATTTTTCTCTGCTTGAGCAGCACCTAGGTTAGTTGTAAGGATAAGTGTACAGTTGCGAGCATCTGCTTCTTTACCGTTTGATCCTGTGACTTTTCCGTTATCCATTACTTGTAACAAAATTTGAGATACATCTGGGTGTGCTTTTTCTATCTCGTCTAATAATAAAACACAGTTAGGATATTCTTGTAATTTTGTAATTAATTGGCCTGCATTGTCTTCGTGACCAACGTAACCCGGAGGTGAACCAATTAGTTTAGCAACTGAATGTTTCTCCATGTATTCACTCATGTCAAAGCGCACAAGTTGTACACCAAGATTTTTAGCAAGTTGTTTTGCTGTTTCTGTTTTACCTGTACCTGTTGGACCCATAAACACAAATGCGCCAATTGGCTTATCGTCTGGTTTTAAACCTGCTTGGCTTACAAGAATTTTATCAACAATACCTTCAATTGCTTCATCTTGACCATAGACAACTTTCTTAAGATTGTCTTCTAGATTTTTTAAATTTTCTGTTTCACGTTGTGCAACCTGTTCTTCAGGAAGATTCAACATTTTAGATAGCTCATATTGAATGTTTTCTTCTGTAACAACTTTGTTTTCAGTTTGATCATTTACTTTAAAACGTGAACAAGCTACATCTATTAAATCAATTGCCTTATCAGGTAATTTTTTATCAGTTTGATATTTTACACTTAACTTTACTGCTGCTTCTATAGCAGAATCTGTAATAGTTGTTGCATGATAATCTTCATAATACTTTTTGATACCTTGTAAGATATCTTTTGTGGTTTCTGAACTTGGCTCACTGATAACAACACGTTGGAATCTGCGCATTAATGCACGATCCTTTTCAAAATACTTGCGATATTCTTCCCAAGTAGTGGATGCAACAACTTTTAAGTCACCTTTTGTTAATGCAGGCTTCAACATGTTAGCAAGGTCGTTGGAACTGCCACTACCGGCAGCGCCAGCACCGTTCATCATATGTGCTTCATCAACAAACATGATTGTTTTACCTTGTTTTGTAAGTGCCTGTAGTACAAGTTTAAACCGTTCTTCAAAATCACCGCGATACTTTGAACCTGCAAGCATACTGCCAATATCAAGATTATAAACTTTGTACTCTTTTAAGAACTCCGGTACATTGTCATTGACAATGTTAAATGCAAGTCCTTCTGCAATAGCAGTTTTACCTACACCAGGGTCGCCTACCATTAGTACATTGTTTTTGCTTCTACGTCCAAGTGCAAGAGCAAGGCTTTCTAATTCTTCTGAGCGTCCAATAATAGGATCAACTTTGCCTTTTTTCACTTCAGCGTTCAAATCTGTTGTAAAGTTTTTAAGGGCTCTACGTGCTTCGCTCGGCAATTCTTCGTCTTCTAATTCATCCATAGTTTCGTCGACAAATGCGCTTAAACTTGCTTTATCAATGCCGCCTTTGTTCAGATAGAACACACTTACACATTTTTTCTCGTGTAAAACACTTAACACGACATCTGTAAGTTCAATAGTAGTCCTACCTGCAAACAAAACTTGGGTAAAGCCTCTGTTTAACACTCTTTCAACTGTAGAAGTTTTCTTAGGTTTATACTTTACCATATCTGTTTTAATATCGTCTAGTTCATTCTTGAGATAATGCTCAAGATTAGACTTGATATACTGAATATCAGCTCCAAAAGTTTCTAATAATTTACAGAAATTTTCGCTACAAAAAATTGCATACACAAGATGTTCTACAGTCACGTATTCATGCTGTAATTTTTTTGCATCTTTAACTGCTTTATCAAATATTGCTTGTAGCTCTTTACTTGGTTCTACCATAGATATATACACCTTTTATTATTTGTAAATCTTCTTTTTAAGATCTTCTATTTCTCTTAAAATACTTTCGTCTTCTATATTTGGTATACTTGCATCAATTTCCACATACAAATTACCTCTTTTGCCTGTATTAATGTTTGGAATACCGTATCCTGGTATGTTGAAAACTTGTCCTGATTTTGTGCCTTTTGGAATTTTTAATCTAACTTGCTTACCGTCTAATGTATTCATTATTATAACACAACCTAGCAATAAGTCAAATACATTTGTTACCTTTTTGGTAATTAAATTGTCATTATCTCTTTCCCAGTTATGTTGTTTTTTAACTCTAATTTTTACATGCAAATCGCCTCTTGGATATTGATGATATCCGTCGTCTCCTAATCCCTGATATCTAACTGTATCTCCGTTTTTTGCCCCAGGAGGTATACTTACTGTTACTGTTTCTAGTTTACCTGTTCTAGTTTGGTATTGAATGATTGCATCTTTTCCTTTTAAAACATCTTGCAAACTTATTTCTGCTTTTACATGTATATCACTATTTCTAGGAGTCTTAACATTTGCAAACCCCTGGCCAAATATATGATCAAAGGGTGTTCCTGCAAAAGGGTTACCTCCATTTCTAAATTGATTTGCGTTAAATTGGAAGTCTGGACCAGGATTGTCGTAGGCAGAACGTTTATCCGAGTTACTTAGTATTTCGTATGCTTCTGTAACACGTTTAAATTCTTCTTGGTTGCCTCCTCTGTCAGGATGATGTTGCATTGCCTTACGTTTGAAGGCTTTTTTTATTTCATCCTGCGAAGCAGTCCTTTGAACACCTAAAATAGAATAATAGTCCATACAATTACTTATCGCACGGACTATTATGTACTATAAGTAGTGATTACTTACCTTTAGCAGAATATGCATTAGCACCAAAGAATGCCATTACAATCGCTGCAACAGAAACAAAGTATGTCGCTGCCATTGATCCTAGCACAGTTGCAGAATTATCAAGATTGAAATAACTTGCTGCAACAACTGCAAATGGATATAATAACATACCAAACAGAGCAAACCATGCCATAGAACGCTGTGCATCACGCATAGCATCTTGGTCCTCTAGTTCTTTACGTTTGAATTCTAAATGCATCTCCATTTCTTGTTTTGAAATATGACCGTCACCGTTCATATCTGCACTTGCTGGCAATGCACCGTTATCAATAGTCATTTTTCTTTCATATGATATTTCGGGAGCCGGAGCAGGGGCAGGTGCCGCTGCTGGTTCAGCTGCTGGGGTGCTTTCTAGTTCTTCTGGTTTTTTACGTGGCATTATTTTCCCTCCTTAATAAGTGTGTCGATCTTATGCCCATTTTGTTCAATTTTTCTTTCATTTACTTCTGGTGTTGCATCAAAGATAATCTTTTCAATCTTTAATCCTGGTATTCTTTCGTTAGGTACATAGCGCCATATATAGTCGCCATCAAATTCACCACCTTTTTTGTGTATACCAAATACAGTTTCTGTATTACCTATTTTAACTATTAGTGCTCTTTCACCGTCTAGTATAACTTTGTCGCCTTCTTTGAATGCTGGATTCATTTTGAAAGCCATGCCCTTTGCTATTTTAGTTGCATAATCTTTAAACATTAGTGTTACAACTAATGCAACTAATGCTGCAATAAAAGGTGTTGCTAATTCTGCTAATTCAAGTCCTACGCCTCCTGCACTCATTATTTCATTTTCCACGTTTCTTCTCCAATGCTTTTAGTCTAGCATCTAGCTCAGGCCAAACTTCAAATTCATATAATTCTTTTGGAGGGTGACTATTAGTCTCTAGTTCACGTATACGTGCTTCTAGATCATCAATTTTTTTAGTTACTTTTGGATATCTTTTGCGCCATGCCTCTGGATCGTCTTGAAGGAAGTCCCAACCAAAACGATCTACTAGACTATCTAGTAGTGCATCAAATTTAGACATTAAGTATAATGCTGCGTGTGTGTTTCTAAACCACGCTAAAAATGCTGCGCCCAACAGCGATCCAGCTATTGCTGTGTAAATCCACAGCGTATCGCCGAACATACGACTAATCATTTCCATTAGCTACCCTCCGCTAATGTATTTATTCCTATTTTTGTAAAACTTCGTTACCTATTACAACTCTGTCTATAGCAGTTTTGTGGAATATTTCCCATGCGTTACTTTTATATCCTGCAATGGGTTTTGTATTGACATTTAAACTTGTGTTTAACAGCATAGGTATTCCTGTTAGCTTTCTAAATTCTTCTATAAGTTCAGCATACAGTAAATTTTCATTACCTACAGTTTGTATACGACAAGTACCGTCTATGTGTGTAATTGGTTTAAATTTTTGTTTATCTCTAACTTTTTGAACATAAAGCATGTAAGGACTAGGTTCATCCCATTCAAAATATTCATTTGTATAATCAAGCAATATTGATGCACCGAAAGGTCTATATGGTTCTCTAAATTTAACTTTGTTATTAATTATATCTTTTCCGTCTTTAACACTAGGGTTCATTAAAACTGATCTATTTCCTAGTGCCCTTGGACCTATTTCACCTTTGCCTTGATACCAGCCTACAATTTCTCCTCTAGCAAGTCTTTCTGCTGTTTCTTTAATAGTTTTAGAACTTGCAACCGTGTTAGGTTCTTGATCATCTTGCCAAAATGGGAATCCGTCAGTATCAAAAGGTTCAGCATCGTATATTTGTCTTAATACTTCTATACATCCTAAACTTAATCCATCGTCTGGAGAATGCGGAGGTATATGAATATTAGGAATAACTTCTTTAATTTTAGTATTAATAACTGTATTTTGTGCGATTCCGCCTGAATATGTAATTATTTCGTCCGGATTACAAAATTTTAAAAAATAGTTAGGATAAATTTTTTCTAAATGATCATGTATTGTACGCAACCAGTCTACCCATTTGCTTTCTTCTAAATTATTAGTACCTTTGTAAGCATACCATTTTTGTATGTTTAGAAGTTCTGCAACATCGTACATACCACAATGAGAAATTTGTTTATAAAACTCAACATCAAAATTTCCGTAGGATTTTAGCCCCATTAATTTGCCTGCATGATCTAGCAAATAACCCTTCATACCTACATGCGAACCTATAGTACCAAAGTAGCGACCAATACTTTCTGCTTCAGACAACTTGGCATAATGAAATACTTTTTTGTTTTTATAAATTGTATGCGAACGTTCATCATCACCAAAACCGTCAAAAACAAAGTCTGTTGTAGACTCAATACCCATAGGCCAGCAACTCATTACATGTGCATAATGATGATCTATTCTATAAATTGGACATTTAACATGATCCCAGTGAGGGTAAGAATGGTTAAGTAATTCATACGGAGCATCGTAATCATTTACTGATATACAATCATAGTTTTTATCGTCAACGACAATTCCTATTGCATCTATATCAGCAACATCAATATTCCATTCTTCTAAAACAAACAACCAATCATAAAGATTAGCAAAAGAATGATGTTTAATTTGTGTGTTTCGTTCTGTCTTTCTATATTTGACAGTAGTGCCTATAGACAAAGATATGTTTGTGTCATGTTCACACAATCTAAGCCCTAGGAAAACGGACTTATTATTAATCATTGAATGGGTTTAAGTCTATACCTTTATTAAGTTGAGCTTCTCTTGCAGCATCTTCTTCTTCTTCAGCTTGACGCTGTGCTTCTGCTTCATCAAGAGCTTTGTTTGCTGCTTTGTAATAGTTTTCATATGCAACAATAATCTGTTGTTGTTGCTGTACTAACGCACGAATGTCTGAAAAGTTTAATCCTAAAGCTCCATAACCGTCACCGGTTAGTGCATAGAAGGCAAATGCCTTGCCTTCGCTTTCAATACGAGCTTTTACTTCTTCGATATTATTTTCGTTAATAACAATCCACTCAATACGGCGCATGTTGACTTCGTCAACTGGCGGTAGCACCAATTCCGGTTTATCAATCGGTTTGCTGGTTATTTGTATTACTTGTGGGGTCGTTGAGCATGCCGCGAGACTTATAAGTATCATAAAGCCAAGGGCACTCTTTGTTAAAAGACCTTGCATTTTCTGCATTTTTCTCATCCTCTGTTAGTTCAGCACCACTTAATAATTCAAAGCATCTGCCTGCATTTATACTACCTCTATTTACCGCTCTTTCAATTGCTGCTGGGTTAGCTATGGCTGCTGCGGTCATATCAATATCTGCTAGTTTATTTGCTAGTTCTTGATTTTGTCTACGAATATTAGCAAACTCAGTGTTTACTTTTTTTAATTCTTCATTAGCGGCAGCAAAATCCGCCGCCATTGCCTTGATTGTTTCTTCGTTTGTGGCAACTGCCAGTTCAAGTTTAGCATTGTTTTCAGTTAGTACAGCAATAGTCCGTTGTGTATCAGTGTAATACCAATATCCTATACCACCCATAGTCATTATAACAATTAAAAGCATTCCTGACAGTTTCATAATTTAACCCTCAAACATTAATTTAAGACTTGCAGGACCCATAATACCGTCTGCTGTTAGACCGTTTTCTTCCTGCCAAGCTTTTACGTGTGCTTCTGTGCCTCTACCAAAGACTCCATCTGCACCAATTTCTAATTCTTCTTGCACTGCACGTACTGTTGGTCCTTTTGATCCTAAACGCACTGTTTCGTACACAATAGCAGCTGGTTCCCAGTCGCCGCCTAGCACTTCCATAGCGTGTTTGTAATGCTTTTCACGATCTTCTAAACCAATGTAACCACCGTTGATACGTTTTGTAGCACCTTTGATGTCCATTGCATCTGCATACTTATTTAGACCATTTGTATCCCAGAACCAGCAAGCACTATCTAGTGCGCCTTTTTTGGTGCGCACATATTCTACTGCTTCTTCGGGTGACATGTCAACTTCTTCGCCAAACTTCGTATAGTTGTAACGACCTGTAAGTTGTAGAATGCCGCCGCCTCTAAATGTCCAGCCGTCGCCTGAATCAATATCGCCATTGTCCATTCTGTTTGCATAAATTACATTTGCAATCTTGCGTGGTTGTCTGTGATATTCTTGAGCATCTCTACCTGCCCTTTCAAAATATTTTGGAAATATTGCGTTAAGTGCTTTTGCACTATAATTTAAATTTTCACTTAGTACTTTAAAATTGTTTGATTCATGTCCACACTGTGCAATAAACATCGCTACACGCTCTGCAGAGTCAACCTCCCAAAGAGGAAGTATTTCACACATTGCATCGTACCAATCTTCTGCTTCTTCGTTTCCGCGAAGCAATTCTATCACCATTTCTTCGGTGAATTCAAAGCCAAAATCTTCTGCTGCCATTTTTTTATCCTTTATACTACAATCCTTTCAAGAACAAGAGTGTGCCCCTCATTTTCGAAAGTTAACTTACGCCCATATTTAGTAATATTGTAGTCGCCTATATACTTTGTAAGAAAAATAATTTCTGCAAAGTCGTCAGCGTTAAAAGATTCTGTAATAGAATCCAGTGTTTCTTGTGTCGGCCCTATATCTTTAAATTCAAATGCTATTGGATCTGCATATGCTTTTTTAATAACAAGCATATTGTCTTCCATATACACTTCTTCTACAAAACTTTTATCAAAAAAGTTTTTGTAATTTTGTAATCTTGTTTCTTGTATTGCAACGTCATAATCGTCTGCGGTTGTTGGCAGAAATTCTTGTAAATTTTCTTGTGAAAAACTTTGGCTCTTAAAGTTTTTGTAATATCTGAATCTCATATCATTAGTGTCAGCAAGTTTTGATACACCATCTATCAATTCCATTATATTGTCTGACGCATCATCAGTTCTTTCAATTTCTACAAAAACTTTGTAAGTACCGTCGCTAGTTTCTCCCGAAGTAGCGTCAGCATCTAAAACAAATGAATAACCTCTTTCAAAAAAGTTACTCATGTCAGTTGCCGATTCGCCTGTTTTTGTACTAAATGCTATTGTGATAATATCAGAGTCGGAGCCCATCTTACTTTTATATGAATCTATTTCTACAACCTTATCGACAAGGTGTTGTAAATCTCCTGTACGCAAAGTCATTATTCAGCTCCCTCTGGTGCTTCTGCAGCCAGTTCGTCTGCTTGCTGCGCTTCTGGTGCAGGTGCCATTGTATCAGCAGTTGCAGACATGTCGTCTAAATAACCTGTATATATGTCAGCAATTAGTTTCTTTGGCATCATTATTTCAACTACCCATATAGGATGTCTGTCTAGTTTACCTTTTTTAGTACCTGGGCGAATATCATCTGGCGATTCAATTTTACGTGGTAATATTAAAGACGTCTTTTTGTATTTTACTTTACAGTCATAATCTATAAGACGCTTTCCGCCCATTGGATCTGGCATTTTATCTTCAGGCCAATAAAAGCTGCATGTTACCCAATGCCGTCCAATGTTTGGTCCTTCTGCTAGTTCTCCATCTTCCCAATTTTTATACACATAAAGGTCTAAATGGTCAAGCACTCTCTCAAAATCTTTTAACACTTTGAAAGCTGTATTAGAATCATAGATTGATTCTATGTTTTTGATTATGTCTAATGAATCATGCATATTGAAACCTATCACTTTATATTATTTATCTGAAAAGACTACTTATGATTTTTTTGTAAAGAGAAAACAAAGTGTTTTTTATAGTATTCAAACTTATAAATACATTTGTAGAGCAAGTGTGTTCTACACACTGCGTTCTACTCCACATCCAAAGGAGGACACTTAATGGGTGCAAAGAGAAAGGCTGCCCGGCAGTCAAAAAATAACTATAGTAATGTAGTTAACGTCAACTTTACAACACAAAAACAACAACAAGTAAAAATACTTCCAAGAAATAGAAATCAAGAACAATATGTACTTCAATTGTTAGACGAAACCAAAGACATAGTATTTGGAATCGGTCCTGCAGGTACGGGTAAAACACTACTTGCAGTACAGGTCGCAGTTAAACTATTCAAGGAAGGGCAAATTGATAAGATCATTGTTACAAGACCTGCTGTTAGCGTAGATGAAGACTTAGGCTTCTTACCAGGAACACTAGAACAAAAAATGGCTCCATGGACTAGACCTATATTTGACGTACTAAGAGAATATTTCAATGCAAGAGAAATAGAAGGCATGATCGAAGAGGGTATAATTGAAATAGCGCCACTAGCATATATGAGAGGTAGAACTTTTAAAAACAGTTTTATACTTGCTGATGAAATGCAGAACGCTACTCAAAATCAAATGAAAATGCTACTTACACGTCTAGGCGAAGGCTCTATGATGGCTGTAACAGGCGATCTAGCTCAAGCAGATAGACTAAAGGATAATGGTCTAATAGACTTTACAGACCGTCTTGCAGAAGCAAATTTATCTCATATAGATATTGTAAACTTTGGACAAGGAGATATAGAAAGACACGAAGCTGTAAAAGAAGTTCTCAAGATTTATGGTGATGAATAACTGTAATATTTGACTTCTCTAAAAATTTAATTCCCTGTGTACTACGATATTCATTTTTGTAGTACACAGTTGATATACCACTTTGATAAATGAGCTTGGAACACTCTATGCAAGGTGAGTGTGTGATAAAAATAGTTGCCCCTTCACCGCTTTCAGAAGATCTGGCAAGTTTAGCAATCGCATTTGATTCTGCGTGAAGCACTTCCTTTTTGCTTTTGGTAATAGTATTACCCCATTCGTCTTCACCGTACCATTCCTCACAGCAGTTATCCCAGCCACTGGGCATACCATTGTAGCCAATGGAGATAATACGATCATCTTTTACAACAATCGCTCCTACTTGTAGACGTTTGGCACTACTTAGTTGTGCAAAACGTTCAGCAACGTCCATATATGCATTTATAAACTTACTTTTCATTATTTTCTTTCTTTAGCAAGTACAACAAATATTCGTTTTGCGTATAATTTAAAGTCCAACTACGTCCTTGTATTGGAGGTCTGCCAGTTTCGTCAAAATATATGTGTAATTCTATATATTTTTTTAACCATATACGTTTTTTACTAAAACTACTTTTGACAGGCAACCAAGCAAATTTTTCTTTAGGCTCCTCTACTCTATCAAAGAATGCACTTATATGCTTCATCCTATTCCTAATAATCTAAGTATAATAGGCAAACCAAATATAAAAAATAATAAAAGATAAAAATTAAATTTTAAGCGTGTAAGTTCTCGCTCTAGTTTTAAAATTTTAAATGCTGCACCTTCAACATAGCGTTCCCAGTCATCCATTTGCATTGTTTTACGAGCAACTTCTTTTGCTTCTCGTTGTAATTCGTAGTTTTCTTCGTCGTTATTAAACATGTTATACCGCCATTGGTGCTTTAATACTATCCATTGGAGTATAATTTATAAGTTTATACTGATCTGGAGTAGTTTTTACAAGTTCATCTAAATCTGTAAATGCAGGCATTATCAAACTAGGTCCGCTTTGAGGAGTTCTTGTAATTTGTTCCTTAACTTGTTCCATATGATTTTGATAGATGTGACAATCGCCACCAGTCCATACAAAATCACCTACTTTTAAATTAAGCAACTGTGCAAACATATGCGTCAATAAACTGTAACTTGCAATGTTAAATGGAACACCTAAGAACATATCTGCTGAACGTTGATATAATTGACAACTTAGTTCACCGTCTTGTATATGAAACTGGAATAGTGTGTGACAAGGCGGAAGTGCCATGACATTTACTCTATCAGCATTCCACGCACTTACAATGTGACGTCTACTATCTGGGTCATAATACATATTTTCAAGCACTTCTGCAATTTGGTCGACAAACCCTAGTTGTGCATCCCACTTACGCCATTGGTGTCCATATACAGGGCCTAGGTCTTTAGTTGTATCGTCGTTGATATACCCCAAATCTTTACCTTGTGCATCTGCATTAGCAGTCCAAATGGTTGTTTTGCCTACAAGTTCTTCTCTCGGCTTGCCATAGTGTATTTCAGCAAGTCTACGCTCGTCACTAGATCCTTCTAGCATCCAAAGTAGCTCGCTTACTACACTCTTCCATGCAAGCTTCTTTGTTGTTACAGCAGGGAATTCATTCCGCAAATCAAAACGCATTTGATAGCCAAAAACACCTCGTGTGCCTACACCTGTTCTATCACTGCGATCATTACCGTTTTCTATTATATATTTTAGTGCATCAAGATACTGTTTCACGTTTACTCCAAATTTCAAATGTCACGCCATCCTTTTCTTCACACCAAGATCTTTCAAATAATGTTTCGATCTTTTTTAATGGTAGATGCGTGTCGCATTCATATTCTCCTGGAATACGACTTAAATAAAATTCGTCAATTACTCCTAGTGTTTGTTCAATAATGTTTGGACCACCAATGATCCAGGTAATTAAACCAGGTGATTCTATTTCTAAACTGCGTACACCTGCACATAGATCGCCATTAATATAACCATGTGCTCCAGGATAATCAGTTTCTTTGCTAGTTGCTAGTACATTTACACGTTTAGGCAAAGGTCGAGGCATGTGAGGATCTTTCCAAGTGGTAGATCCCATTACAACAATATGTCCTGCTGTGTTGTCTTTAAACCATTTTAAGTCTGTGCTATTGTGTGGCCATGGTAGTGTACCATCTTTACTTACTCCACCTTTATCATCACACGCTAAAATTGCACGTATCATTAAACATCTCCTTCCCCTGCTGCTGGACTTAGAAGTTCTAATTTGTTAGGCACATCTTCCCAATCAACTGCATCGGGTAATGAGCCTTTTGATTGTGTAATTACAGGCCAAATATTTGCATAGCGGTCGTTTATTTCAATCCATTTTATTCGTTCTGGTTCTGACAAGTCACTGTCTGCAACAATAGCATCAATAGGACATTCTGGAACACAAACTCCGCAATCTATACATTCGTTAGGATTGATTACTAAAAAGTTTTCACCTTCATAAAAACAGTCTACAGGACATACTTCTACGCAATCAGTATGTTTACACTTAATACAATTTTCTGTAACTAGATATGTCATTATATCCTCGCAAGGCGAATTAATGTCGCCGCTAAATTAATTTCAGGATCCACAACAAGCGTGTGATCAACCATTCCTTGTTTAATTGTTAGAACTGCTGTATCTTGTTTTTCTTCGTCACCGAACAATTCAATGTTATCATACAGCCAACGATACACTTCTTCCATCTCTTCTGGACGGATGGCTCCGCACAAGAGTTTACGTGCTTCTTGAATCTTGCCTGCTTTAAACAGTTCAACCATTTCAAGTTTCCAGTCGCTTTCGCCAGTGTCACCTTCATTAGGTTTGTTCAATACACCGTCAACGCTATTCATTTGTACAGTGTTGATACACTTACGCAAGTCTGGGTAAGTTGCTTTTACGTATGTATCAAGTGTATCCAAATCAGGAGTAACACCTTCAGTGATAAGAATTTCAGCAACTCTAGCTGTGAACTCAGTTTGGTCAATTTTAGCAATGTGGAAACCTTGACACCTACTGTGCAAAGCGGGTATAACACGATTTGGATAGTTACAAGTAAGAATAAAACGAGCAGTAGTATGATACTCCTCCATAACACCACGCAGTGCCGCTTGAGCGTTTGGAGATAAGTAGTCAGCTTCATCTAATAGTACCACCTTAAACTCGCCAAATGGAATCATTTGAACAAAGTTTACAATTTTATCACGTACATCGTCTACTGAGTTTGTACGACTTGCGTTTATTTCTAGTATGTCTAGGTCATTAACATCTAGTTCGTTAAACAACAGTTTAGCAAGTGTTGTTTTACCAATACCTGCATTTCCGCTAAACAACAAATGCGGAATAGTTTTGTCCTTTATCCATGTATTTACTTGATTTCGCTGAGCTTCATCTCTAAATACATAACCATCTACCGTCTTAGGACGATACTTTTCTACCCATAGCTCTTTCAATTTTTGTTCCTCGTATCATATATTATTTGTATTGTACACTCTCAATGAAATTAAGTAAACCTTTTATTCCAAATAAACCTTTATTTTTTGCAGTTTCTATATCAAATCCGTTTCCTAACAAATAAGAACTGTTAGGGCTTTCTACACTGTTCCTAGCATTTTTCCATAATTTATTTTTTACGTCTTTTACATCAGTCCAATGCATTTTACTATTTTTTATATCAATTAAAATTTGTAATTCGTCTGTGTCAATCAAATGTTCGTTCCACAATATATGCTTTATTAAAATTATGTCTGTTAGCATCCAAGACACATATTTTACATCAAATCCAACCTTACTATCAACCTGCGGGAAGTAACCAAGATTGTGTACAAACCATTCTTCTTTTTTAATTACATGATCTCTATTATTTTCATCAAATTTTTGACTCCAATTACACTCTATTGTTGGCATACAGTTCCAAAAATTATTATAGTGTATTAGAGCTTGTTGCCAAAATGTGTTTCCGTAACCAGGTGTTTGCAATAAATCAACATACAAATTATACTTTTCTTCATCAAATACTTCTACTTTATTGAACTTAATTGCAGCTAGATGCTTTATAAGTTGTGACATAGTGTTTGCATTTAGTGTCTTTGGCTGAATTAGCATTGATGCAAAATTAATAAGTAAAGCTGCACAAGATTCTTGCATAGTATCTTTATTTTCAATAGATACTATTTCTTCGCCTATTGGATATTCAAAAAAAGGATTTGCATGTACAGAGTGAGAATACAAGTCAATTTTATCTATATCACTATTTTCTTTGTTTGAACCCACCAAACGACTTCCAACAACAGCAGAAAAAACTAATTTTTCATGTTCTAAATGGAAGTTAAATTGGTGTGGTTGTTTATGCATATACTAAGCCTAATTCTTTATATGCCATTTGTACACCTTTTGCTTGGTAGTAAGCATCTGCTAGTGCATTGTGCAAATTAGACTGCATACCTTTGCGAGGATCAGATTTTAAAAATCCGAACATAGTTCTGCTATCACGCACTTGCCAAAAGTTCCAAGGAATAGACTTACTATATTGTCTGCACATATCCTCTAGTATGGTTATATCAAAACCGTAACCGTGTCCCCACAGAATATCAACACCATTCATCCATTTTGGTAATGTACTTAGAAACATTTCTGGATCGACTCTACCTTCTTCTCCAAACGCTTCTTCCTGAGCAGCTGCATCTTGTCTGCCCCACCATGCAACTGTATCATCACTTACTGCTCTGTCTTGCATGTCTAGATCAAGTTTGTAATAAAACTCGCTATGTGGTTCTTCGTCTGTAAAAGGATTAAATTTTACACCACCTACTGTGAGCACAGTAGCCTGAGGTGTAGTGTGCAGTGTTTCTAAATCGATCATTGCGTGAGTTGTCATATTTATTTGCCTTTTCTATTTTCCTGTCCAATGCCTGAAAGAATTAATAATACGTACAAGATAGGCCAAGCCCAACCTGTTAAATATCCAGTAATATGAAGTACCATTAGCACAATACCTGTTGCGCCTGTAGTACCAATGCCTGCTGTTTGTGGTGCTGGTATTAACATCAAGAGATCTCCTTACATTTTATACATATTATAACGTATAAACTGTAAGGAGTCAAGTATTTTATTTTATTTAGACTGGAACGCCTAGTATTTCAACTTCTTGTGGTAAGAACTTGTCTAATTGTGGAGGCTGCCAGCCTTCTGGCTTCAGCACTTTACCATCTTCTCTTTTGCGTACTTTACCTGTGTCGGGATCAATCTTTGCAAAGTTTGTATCCATAACTTCTTTCCAAGCACCTTCTCCGTCAAATCCGCCTGCACGAATAGCACCCATAGTAACAACTAAAATATCAATTAGTGCATCAAGTTGTTCTACAGTATCGTTTGCTTCAACTGCTTCTTGTAGTTCTTCAAATTCTTCTTTGATCAAACTAAGATACATTTTATAGTTTGCTTCACTTGGTTCTTGATCACATGCTGAACCAAACGTATCAATGTCTTTAAATGGATTTGTCATTTTTACCTCATAAAAGCACTTGGATCAATTGTTGCATGTTCACCGTCGCTATATTCTGATCCAATACGAACATCGCTAGGTTTTTCGTCACTGTATGCTAAGACGCTTTCTGCTTCTACCATACGTATTTCAATCTCACCATCTGCTTCAGTATCAAGTTTTATACCTCGTGTCCAACGGCCGTGCTCAACTAAGATCCATTGTCCTACTTTGTAGTCGTCTTTGTTATCAGGACCTTTAGAATAAACTTTACCCCAACGAGGATATACTCCCCGTGTTGTTCCGTCATCAGATCTAATAATCAGTCCACTAGCAGTAGTTTGGTCACCGAAATACATATCAGTTACTAATACTCTATTTCCAATTGCTCTAGGTGTTCCTTTAATAGTATTGATGTTTATAGACATTAAGCACCTTTTCTTACAAAATTTCCATCTTCGTCTTCTACCCATTCCTCTTGATCATCAAGAGCCGCTTCTTCAGCTGCAACTTCTGCAGGCGCTGCTGATTTTTTTGTTGTACGTGCTGCTTTGGGTTTTTCAACTACAGTTTCTTCTACAGCTTCTTCGACAACTTCTTCAGTTTCCGCATCTACTGTAGGCTTTGGTCTTTTAGACGAGCCTACCTGTGAGTAGTATTCTTTTACAATATCTTCTCTCTTTCGTAAAATAACTCCACCTGGACCTAATTCATCACCACGTGCATTAACTTTAGCGTTTCCTACTGCCGGAACTAATTCATTCTTTTTAGTTAAAAGATCCATATCTACAGCTTTTCCACGCATACTTCTATACATTTTTTTGCCTTTTGCCATGTTTATTCTCCTATGAGTAAATGTACTTATCTTAAGAACTCTCTCCAATCCAGGCCATATTGGATTGAGTTTATTCTATGTACTCCTATAATATAAAGTACATAACTCGCTACACTAGATCCACGTCCTACACCCCATACAATGTTGTTCTCACGCATAAAATCTACAAGATACACCATATAGCGAAGTAAATCTAGTAAACCCTTTTCTTCATACGCAATAAATTCTTCGTCAATTCTAGCAACTTCATCGTGTGTATTGCATCTTTGTTCAACCCACGAATATATATCCATATTTTTATATTCATCAGGCATAAACCATTCACCTTGGCATACACCGTCAAAAGTCTTTTGATCTACATCTAGTGGAATATACTTTTGCAATGGATTCATACCTTGAGCTTCCATTGCACTATTGAACTTGTCAATGTCGTCGCTAGGATCGCATAAAACTACGTGCACTTTGTCAATATTTCCACTATAGATCATATCAACAAGGTCGCGATTAGAGAAGCGAGGTATACCTAGATCGTCAGTTTTCATAATCATGCATGTAGTTTAACTGATATTAATGAGATTGTCAAGTCCATTTTCGTCTGGACCTTGTTGATTTTTCTTTTGATTCTCAATTCTTTTTTCTTGTAGAGCTATTTTGTATGTGTCAAGTGCGAGTATTAATTGGTGACGTGTTTCTTCATTAGAAGTAATGAAGTAAATTCTATTAAGTTTATGTATTTTTTCTTCTAGTTCTGCTTCAGTGAGAGTATGTGCGTCATTGATAAATGGATGCATTATGCACTAAACCTACCCAAATAGTCTGCATAGATAACACTGTTGCCACCGTCGTATGACCAAAATTCTAATATTACAGGATCATCTGCACTATCTACTTCCAATGCCATAGGAAATCTAGGACTTTTCTTAATAGATCCGCCACCCAAAGCATTAAAAGTTACATTTACTACATCTTCTACACCTGGTCCAAACATTTGCACTCTAAAACGTGCTACTCTATCACCGTCTGCTGGGAAGCCTGCTAATGTTAGTTGAATAGTTTGACCTGCTGCTTCTTGTGCAAATCGTATGCTTTGATACATGCCTTGAGAAAAGTTAATTTCCTGGTTTGATGCTATTCCACTTTTTGCTAGGAAAGACTCTGTACTAGCATGCAATGTTCCGTCTGTTAATCTAGTTCCGTTAAAATCGTTTTCAGAAGTAAGTTTTGCAGTACCATTTTGAAGATTTGTAATCTCAGTAGCTGCTACACTCATCCCAGTTTTGATAATATTAAAATTATCACGAAATCCTTGAGTGTCGTTATCTTGACCTGCTACTGGATAGCTTTCGTCAATTGTTGAACTTATAATGTTACTTGCCATAGGTGTCTTTCCTCTTTGTATTATTTATCGTTATTATACATTGAATTGATAGTTTGCGAATACGATGAAAGTTTCATCTGCCTTATCATCTGCTCTCACTACAATATATCTATCTATATCATAATTTATCTGTCTTGGATCAAAATTAGCAGCATTAAGATTTCTTATTATATCATCAGAATATCCTGGTTTACAATAACACAAAGGTATCGCAGGCACATAATCTAACTCTTGTAAACCTTCCTGCGGTGTGCGCATCCATAATGGCAAATAGCTCCTGTTTGTTTCGCCAATTTGTGCAATATTGTTACGCATATTTGTAAAGTTACTAATATATCTTATGTTATCTTTTGATTGGCTTACTTTCACTGCATCACTGTCTACTTTTAATGTGTTTATAGGATCTGGTAAAATCTTGTAGGGTTCTGCATCTGATTTTTGTAATGTGACTGTGACATTGTCTTGATTTTTAATTACGATTTCAAAATCTTGATCGTCTACATTTAGTTCTGCATCTGGCGAGTCTCTAAGATCAATTGTAAGTATGTCTGCCTCGATGTTTACAAATTTTACTGTTGCTCGCCCATATACTGGTATAACATCATCTCCTGCACCAGTACGAGTTACATCGTCTGCGGAATTGTACTGAATACTATCTACAGTCAGCTGGTTTTGTGTTGCTATTGTAAATTTTTCTCTGGTGTTACCATCTGATGTATCTGCAGGATCATACACAGGTATATACACTACTTCATATACTACCTCATTAGTACCAGGTAATTTAGCTACAGCTGATTTAATTTGTCCTAAATTATATTTTTTACGCTTTGTATTTTTTGCAGCAGCCGCAGCAAATTCTTTAATTTCTTTTGCTTCTACTCCTGAAAATACAAGTAATTCTAGATTCTTTTGCACACCAAAATCAGGATCTTGCGGCCTATATAATTTATCTTCTTCAAAAATGCTAAAATCACTAGTAAAGCCTTGCAAATAATATCTTTCTTCTATACTAAGCATAGGCTTCATATAAATTTTTGTGTATTGAGTATTATCATTATCTTCAATAGTAACAGTAAACTCTCTAGAAACTGCTGCGTAATTAAATCTATCTCGTGCTTCTACAGTAAATTTAAATTCTCTATCAAAAGATGTGTCGCCTGGAAAGTTGCCATCCCATGTCATACCTGAGTCGAAATATGTTAAACCTGCGCCATCTGTGTTAGTATACTGTCTAGGCGCACCTATAATTTGACCATCGTAGGTAAGCTTCATGCCGTTGGGTAATTTTCCAGAAGTAATTATATATACCATTTTTGTATCAGGTACAGTACTTTCAGCTTTTATAGATAACGTGCTTTGGATATTAGCTGTGATATTTCCTAGATTGCTCGGAGTAAGCCATTTAATTGCACTTTCCACTTCACCTATAGTTTTTACTTCAAATGTTCTTGTACTGCTTGGTATATCTACTTCGTCCCTTGCAGAAATTACTATGTTTTTACTGAAAAAGTCATTTTGAAATAACGCTATGCCAATGTTACGACCTTGGTTTAGGGTAGATCTTAAATTAGAACCTAACCCTACTCTATCTTCGTTATCTCTTATTAAATCTATTCTAAACGAAGCACTGTCGGTGCCTTTAAAAAATTGACTAATGTTTTGTTTAATTCTAGTTAAACTTGTGCTGGGTAATTTTAGATTCCATACGTTATTACTTTTAATTTTTATATACGCAGGCCTTCCGTATTTTGATTCTATAGCTTGTTTTACAGCAGTCAATTGTTGCTCTTGAGTCATACTTTCTAAGTTTTCTGCTACTTGTGTCCAATAATCTGTGTTAAAAACAACAAGTTGATTCCCATCAGGTCCTAGTACAAATTCGTCATTCTCGTCAATTTGTGCTGTAGTAGAATGTGCTTCTGTACAAATGTATATGAAATTATTACCGCCTACTTCATCTGTGTATGTTACATAGTCGCCAACAAAATAGTTTGCACCTATTTGAATGTTTTCAGGCGCACCATATGGAAAAATAGGATCATTAGCAGGTGTAGTTTGTACAACATCGTACTCAATATATGGAGTTATACTATCAATCCTATACTTGTCGTTATCACTAAATGCAAGTGTTCTGTTTTTATATTTTACTTTTTCTTTTTCATTTAACCTATTAACAAAAATAAAATTATTTCCTACATTACCTGTTTGCGATAATACTAAACTAATTTCAGGTGCAAGAGTATCGTCTAAGAAAATTACATCATAATCTGGATTTGAATCATCGACATTTATAATATTGTAGTTCCTGTTACCAAGAAGAATATTACGCCCTCTCAATGCAAGTAGATCGTTTATGCCATCGTCTAATCCTGTTAGGTCAGTTTTATAAATTTTGAAACTGTTTTTGCCTAAAAGCACATCTTCATAGTATGTGCCAAACACTTCAACTGTTTCTAAATCAAAAGTAAGTCTTGTTGCTCTGATTGTAAATTTATTATCTTTAACAACAGCAGGTTGATAAGGTAAGTAACCATACACAGTACCATTATAATAATCTAAGCTAAGTCCCTGTGGCAAGACACTTCTGGTACCATCGTCGTTTTGTTGCTCCAGTGTGTATCTCACAGTGCCTTCAAGTTGGTCATTTTCAATTGTTTGTATTGGTATAAGAACATAATTATCTGCTCTCAAAAATCCTAAGTCTTTGGGTGTTAACCATTCCGGAGTTCTAACATTTGTTGCGTCTGCTGTAAACACGCCTGTACCTGTTTGCATCAATGTATTATCTGCTTTAAGGTAATCATCTCCTACAAGGTAAATTTTAAATTCACGTTTTACAAAAGAGTCTCCGTCAGTCACTGTTACTGCGAATGGATAATATCTATTTAATTTTTTAACTTGGTTAGTAGGTTCGCTGTATCCGTATGGTTCTGAATCATAGAAAAAACTACCAAAACCATTATTAGGAAGTTGTGCAAAGTCTAAGGGCAAATCGCCATATGGTGATTGATCATATCCGCCTCTTTCTACAAATTGATCTAATGCAAGTAGTGGTTCAACAATACCCTGTAATCTTCCATCGCCTGACAAAGTCAAACCTGGAGGAAGTGTCCCGTCACCTTCTGCAATAAAATATTCTAATTCGTCACCTGCCGATAAATCTGTATCACTTGCTAGTAAAGCATAGTCAATTAACTGGTTATCCAATATATACAATTGGTTATTTGATCCAACAGGAAGTAATCCTTCATTAGTAATCCATTCTGGTTCGTCTGGTCCTGTAACAACGATCTCGTATGTTCTATCTTCAAAATCATTTCCTACATACGCCCGTAGAGTAAACTTTGATGAAGTATCTCTTTGTACTTCGTATGTTGTGCCTTTAATATAAATACCTTCTATTCTACAGCCAGCTGGTAAGTTTCCTGAAATTAATTCAACCCTAGCATTTGTTACATAATTAGCAATCGGTAATCTAATACTTACATTGCGTCTTTCTACTAAATTGCTTATTTTTGTTCCTGAAGGCAATGACCATAAACTAGGTTTTGTAAATACATCACCTATATCAACTGGTTCTTGAATGTCCATTGATTGCTTTGTTGTATTTCCTATTATGTATGGATATTCAGGGGTGGTCAATTCACTATCTGCAAAAGTTAAAAAGTAAGCATAAGTCCCTTGTGGGAACTCAGGTGTTACACAAAATCTTCCATTGTGTTCATCCAAGTCACCTTTGCTTTTTCTATATGTGTAATCTTGAATAAAACTACCTGGGGACAACTCTACTTCTATGCCATCTATCTTAATTGTATCTTTGTATTTAAACTTATCGGGTCTGTGTTTGTCCGTAGGTAATAAGGCATAGCCAGATCTAAGATTTTTTATTAAAGATTCATTGTCTAGTGGAGCATCATAACCGTATGGACCATAAATTGGATATCCGTCAAAACAAAATCCTAAAATTTTGCTGTGTCCATCTGGATGTCTAAGATGATCTTCTTGGTAATTTGTGTTTCTAAAATAATCATTTGACAACCAAAATCTTTCAAGATCCATACCTTTGATCAAATTACTGCTGTGATAATGATATGAGCCTTTTTCTTGTGGATGTCCTCCTCCTAGATCTACACCAAAATATTCACCAAAATAAACTGCGTCATAACTGAATCCTCTAGGTGGACGAGAATTACTTCCTGGTATACCTGCATCGGCACTTGGAGCAGTGCCAACAACGCCATTTACAAAAATACTGTGTATACCAAATGTACTTACTTGTGGATTTTGTGTGTTTTGCCCTGCCCTGTAAACAAAATTAAAATCATACTCTTGTTTTTGGATCGTATTAGGGTTAGGACCAAACGTTCTGCCTAAATTAAAATCCCACTCTAATCCTGCTCGTGCAGGCCACGGATCACCGTCACTTTGGAACCTAATTATATTCTGTCCAAGTGATATATGTGTTGTACTTTTAAAAATCGTTTGATTATTGCTAACCGAAATGTTTTTTGGATCAAATGCCATACTAAGTTCCTTATACAGTATTTATCGGACTTAGTTATGCAATAGATCCTAAGTCAATTGTCCTTGGGTCTGGTAAAGCAAAAGTTCCAAAATCTACATTTGCGTCTTCTAACATCCAATCAATTATACTGTTTACAGTGCGCCCTATATCTCCAAAATCAAAGTATTGATCAAAGTATGGACCAATAGTAGATGGATCGTATCCATTTATTAAACCTGTAACATTGCCTGTAACATTACCCAAAAATGTTCTTGCTTGTATTGTGTTAACAGCTAGTATATCATTGTCGTCTGCGTCTAAGTTAGCCGAAAGTTTAGGATCTGATTCATTTTCTAGTTTATCGTTATACTTATTATTAACGTAAATAAATCCATTATCTGCAACTTCTACGTCTATACCTATGCCGCCGTGGATTTTAATATTCTGCCCTTGAAGGTATGTTTTTTCACCGTTTTCTACTTCTAGAGTAATTTCTGTAAATGCATTTGTATCAGAAGCAATTAAAATGTCACCATTTGGAGTTGCGTCTATAAACATATTATCACCAGCAACTAGGGATTTTAATCTAATGTCATAATTTACTATATTATCAAAAATACCTATACCTGTGCCTGTATTCGTTACAGTGGTTTTCTCATTGTCACGCAGGTCTAGATCTTCGAAATTTCTGTTAACTTTTACAAACGCTTCACGGAGGTCATCTCCTGTACCGTCGTTTGCAATTTGCCCTATGTTTATTAATTCAATTGCCATCTATTTTTCCTAATTAACTTACTGTAATGCTGTTATTCATGCCGTTGTGGATACTACACTGGTAGTAATAAGTTCCTGTTCCGTCGATTGTCCATTGCAAAGTTCCTGTACCCTGGCCGTCTACGCCTGATGCCTGACTACCGGTACCTGCAACCTGTTGTGTTTTAATATAAAATGGGTGTGCAGAAGCTGTGCTTGCATCAACATTAAACTGTACTTTATCACCGTCGTTGTATGCTAGTGTTGGTTGGAACTGGTTATTAAATGTTCCATTTCTGTCCTCACCACTCATGTAGTAATTGTTACCTGCATTAGTAACAGTAATCTGATAATCTGGTACAAATGCAGGTGTTAAAGAAGTATCATTAATTGTTACATTTACAGATGCAGTCGGTCCACCTTCAAGTGAAAGTTGGAAAAATTCATCTCCTTCAGTCACACTATCTTCAACAAATGTAAAGGAAGTAGAAGCACTACCATTTGAGTCTAACACAAAAGCACCAGTTAAACTACCTGCTGATATATCCCCCTCTGATATTCCTGTAACTGAATAAGCAATACTGTCACCTTCGTTTCTTCCTGTGGTTGTTAATGTAATAGTTAACGATTCACCTTCGTCAACTGACACTGCACTAGGTGTCAGATTGTAAGTTGGAGCAAGGGATGTATCATTGATTGTAATATCAATACTTGTTCCCGGCCCATCTAGTGTGAGCGTCATAGTTTCTGTACCTTCAGTTGCTACATCCTCAGCAAAAGTAAATGTAAGTTCGTCAGTGTTATTAACAATTGTAAAGTTACCTGTCAAATCACCAGCACTTAAATCATTCGCATCAATACCAGTGATTGTATAAGCAACAGGATCACCGGTTGTAATATTAGTTGTCGTTAGAGTAATAGTAACACTATCTCCTTCATTAACTGTTGTGCTGTCAGCTGTTAGTGTAAATTGCGCTTCAGGAGTCAAACTTGTATCCTTTATCACAACTGATATTTCATCTGCACCGTTATTCAGCGTTAGAGTAAAATTATCGTCTCCTTCTGTGGTTGCATCCTCTGTTGTTTGGATCACTACTGATGCAGTGTTATTCAAGATAGTAAAACTTCCACTTGTAGGCGCTCCGTTGATGTCTGCAGAAGTGACACCTGTGATAGTGTAAGGCACAATTGTTGTATCAGGAATATTTAAAGTATCTAACGTAATAGTAAAGTTTTGTCCTTCGTTAACTTCGTTTGCAGTTGTAGATAAATTATATGCTTGTGAACCAGCTGTGCTTGTATCTGAAATTGTTATTGAAATACTGTCTTCGCCGTTTACAAGCGAAAATATTAGTGTTTCTAAACCTTCTGTAGTTGCATCCTCTGAAATTCTTAATATAATAGAAGCAGTATTATTTTGGATGTTTAGATTACCACTCAAACTTTCTCCAGCAATATCTTCGCTAGATACGCCAGAGATCAAATATGCAACATTAGTATTATCATCAACATATTCTGTTGTAAGTGTAATTGTAACATCATCACCTTCAGATACATTTGGAACACTTGCTGATAATGTATATGTAGGAGTGACTGCTACACTTGTATCATTAATTGTAACATCTACAAATTGTGGTTCATTGTCTAAACTTAATCTAAATGTTTCTGGACCTTCAGTTGTCAAATCAGCACTAACATTGATATTTAATGTTGCAGTTCCTAGTAAAACATTAAAATTACCTGTCAAACTTTCGTCGTCTATATCTGAAGAAGAAACGCCTGAAATTGTGTATGGAATCTGTACTCCGTCTGCTACATTTGTTGTTGTAAGTGTAATTGTAAACGAGCCGCCTTCGTTTACAGATACTGTAGATACTTGCAGGTTATAAGTCGGATTAAGTGTGCCTTCTTTGTCAACATCGCCTATCAGCATTTGTGTTGCAGAGTTAAATTTATTATAGGCAAAAAGATTAGGACCACCTTTTATACTGCGCTCGTCGCCATAATCGTTATCTAAACCTGTTGTGTAAATTTTACTACTACCAGCATTATTTGTTAAGAAATTCAACATTTCAGAAGTAGTAATGTCTGGTTGTATCTGTGCATACAATGCTGCTATACCAGCAACTTGAGGTGCAGCCATTGATGTACCGCTAATATTCATTATTTTAAAACTTGAATTACTAGGATAATCTCCATCTACAAATTTGTTCACTGTACTAGATGCACTCATTATATTCGTGCCAGGAGCATAAATGTTTACACCAGGACCTGATTCCGAACTTACTGCTTTTTGTTCTTTGCCACTCGAATGTATTGAACTATCGATATTTCCTACCATGAAGGCATTTTGGCTGTGCGGCGAACCTCCTCTATTATAATATCTTGCTCCAAAGAAAGAATCATTAAAAAAGTTATCGTAATCTGCTCCTCCGGGAACGTCTATCTTCTGGAAACTATTGCCTGCTGCGATACATACATGGACTCCTGCCTCTATAAGTTCTTCAAGGTCAACATCTACCGAAGCTACTCTAACTCCAAAACGATATCCTGCGCCATCGAACGTGCCTATCATTCCGTAATCTGTGCGTCTAGTGGAGCCTGACCAAGGTGTTCCTCTATATGTTCCGCCACTTATACGTGTAAAGTATGTACCATATCCCCAACTCATGTTTACTATTGTAGGACGTTTTGCACCTGTAGCAGCATCTGCTGGTTTATTATTGTGCCACTCTTTTATCACATCAAAACAGTCACTAACATCTATACCGGTGCCCGAATCACCGGAACCTTCTAAGCCTGCAACCTTTACACTATAGATTCTAGCATTTTTCGCCCAACCATAAGTAAGTCCTGCGGCTATACCTGCGCAATGTGTTCCGTGACCATCATAATCTCTGTAATGATTACTACTTTGTGTACCTGGTAAACCACTTGCAGAATACCAATCAATTTGCTGCACACGTGAGGTTCCAGAATAATTTTCAAATTCTGGATGATCTACTTGAATACCACTGTCTTGTATAACAATATCAACTCCTGTGCCATCCAATGTATGATTATATTCTGATGGACCAGCATTACCAATATAAGGATTATCTATAAAATTACAACGAGCAAGACCCCAGTTTATAAAGTCGCCTGAATCAGAACTAGTTTTAGTAAAATCGCCTGGTTGTGAAGTCAATCTTACCATTTCTATGTCGTCTCTTAGATCAGGACGTAATTCGCATGCTAACACTCTTGGATCATTATTTAATGCAGCAGCTTCTGCATCAGTTAAACTATAATGAGTATTACGCTGGGATCCTGGGCGAGCATTTGCAACTTCTACTGCACGACCTGGAATTGCTCCTGCACCTGTTGTTGCAATCATCTCTTGATTAAATGCTTCGTAGTCTACGCCTTTGTTTAAACTTACTATGTATTCTCTTTCGCTCATTTTAAATTCCTATTAATATAAAGGCTGCCATACAGCACCGTCGTAATAAACTGGATAACTTCTTCCTGATCCTTTTGCCGCAGGATCCCAAGTTACTCTGTCCGCAGCAACGACCATTCCATCTATTGGATTTTCTGGTTCAATTGCTAACGGTGTTAAATTCATAAAGTCAGTAAACATCGCATAATTCACCGCGTCAACCATTGGACTACTGTCATCTGCAAACACACTACCTTGTACATCTCCTGTAAACGATGCACCAGCTGTTAAGTAACCTGCAAGTGAATGATCGCCCCAGCTATACGCTGTATCCCAATTTGTTGCATTAGCTGTAGCTGTGTTAACATCTGCTGTAGTTGCATAACCTGCACCTGCATGGTCTCCCCAGCTATAAGCAGTATCCCAATTTGTGCTGTCCTCAACATTTGCTTTTGGTATTACATTGTTTACAGCATCTACTAATATTGTACTGTCGTCGCCAACTACACTACCTTTGATATCACCTACTATTCCGCCATTTGCATTTAATGTATCGCTAAACGGCGTGCCAAATAATCTAACAGCGTCTGCAAGCAAATTAATAGTAGTATTTGTACCTTGCGGGCTTAAAGTAATACCGTTGTTGTTGCCTGCTGCTGTTGTAATTTGTATACTATCGTCTGCTGTAATATTGTTTACAAATAGAGCCGTATTAAAACTTACATCGCCTGCAATATTTGTTGTGCTACCTGCATGTCCAATGTTGATTGTTGTTGCTGTTGCACCCATATTAAGTGTAGAATTATCAATATCACCAGTTAAATCGCCTACAAAATAAGCACCGTCAAGGGCTGTAAATGCACCTGCTGTTTTAAATTCTAAAGAAGGATTTGGACCTGCATCTAAATAAGGTCCTGTAAGCCATGTGTGAGTTTCTGCTTGTGTTTGAACAACTGTGTCGCTACCGTACGGATTAATGAAAATAGTGTTGCCAGTATCAGTAGTTGCGCCTGCCTTTATTTGTAATGGTCCAGGACCGTTAGTATCAACTAATGAAACATTTATTCCTATACCTGCAAAACTTGTAGCATGCATAGTATTGTTGACCGCATCTACCATTACAGACGAATCATCTGAAAATACTGATCCTGTAACATCGCCTGTATGATAACCTGTAGTGTTACCTATAACATCACCTGCAAATGTAGCATCTATTCCATTTGTGCCACTATTAAGAACTGTCACTCCGTTGAGAGCTTTAACATCTCCTGTAACATCTCCTGACACATTTCCTGTAACATCGCCAAGTAAGTCGCCTGTTACATTTCCGTAAACTCTTGCAACATTTAATTCTTTATTAAAGTTCCATCTATCATCAACACTTGTATATGTGAGTGCTGCACCTGAACCGTCAACACTAAGACCTGCACCATTGGCGGCATTTGCGTCTGCTGCTCCACTTGCAACTACAACATTAAGATCGTCTACTGTTAGTGTTGTACTGTTAATTTCTGTTGTTGTGCCCTGTATTGTAAGATTACCATTTACAACAACATCGTCTTCAAAAAACGCAGGACCAGCTATTGTGGGTGTAATTATTTTTCCTGCAACACCATCTATTATGACTGTGCTGTTATCTGAAACTACAGAACCTGTTAAGTCTCCAACAAAGCCACCACTTGCATTTATAGGCTGTACTACATCTCCGATGAATCTTATTTTATCAGCAGTAATGTTTACTTCACCTGTTGCTGCTGGTTGAATGTTTATTAGTTCTTGTTGATTATTACCGCTTGTTGTAAGTGTTAATCCTCCTATACCTGATATAGGTGTAATCATTGTAAGATTACTTGTGCGTGATCCTGTAAGGTCTAAAGAAGTTGTGATAGATGCATTTGTAGCATTCACGTCACCTGCTGTGACTGTTGTACTAGTTGTTGTTGCGTTTTCAACATTACCAACAACTAAACTGCTTATTCCATCTATAAGCATAGATGAGTCGTCACCGAATACAGATCCTTGTAGATCACTTACAAATGGTGCACTGCTAAATAAACTACCTAGTTGATCATCTAAATCCTCTATTCTTAAAAAACCAATATCGTCTGTAAATTCAGATAAAAATTGAGGAGCGCCGCCTAGTGCAGCATATGAAATCAAACCTGTTGTAGAATTGAAAACAACACTTCCTGACTCGTCAACTAGATTACCTACTAAATTAACTGCTCTTACTCTGCTCCAAGCTCTTTCATCTGTACCTATATTGCCTGTAAAAGTTGTTTCTGGTTCTATATCGCCTGAGCCGACAATGTTCTGTACATTAATAGTACCTAGATCACCCAATGGCCTATATTCGATTCCGTCACCGTTGGAATTTACTTTTACAAAAAAGTTTTCTGCGTCTTCGAATGTTGCAGGTGTATCAATTAAATCTGAAAACCCTACAGGTTTTACTGGAAAGCCTCGCACTAATAATTCTGAAGTGCTGATAGTTCCACTAGAATTAATATCATTAACGCTTATTATACTACTATTTGTAAGATCTAGATTATCACCGTCGGGCAATTCCTTAATTTTATTGCCGTCTGTAGTGTCTAATACTAGGGGAAATCTATTTGCCATTCTCTAAATCCTATTGTTATACATATTTATCGTAATCAACTTATACGCCACCTTGTGCAATTTGTCTCCAAGCACCTGCTAGATACACTACCATAGTTTGTGCAGCGTTTGACATTGGATCCCAACTTGTACCATCTGCAACTGCAACCATTCCGTTTACTGGACTACTAGGCTCTGCTGTTAATACAGGTAATGTAAGTGTGTCTGTAAATGTTGTACCGCTAGGTAAACCGTTTGCTTGTATTGCTCCGCCTACAATTGGTGCGTAATCTAAATCGTTTGTAAAATCTGAAAGTGCTGTTGGAATATCAGCTGTTAGTGCAAGTGTGCCATCTGCGTCTGGTAGTCTTACAGTTCTGTTTGCTGTTGGATCAACAACTTCTAATCTTGTATCAAATCCATCTGTAGTAGAGCCTTCAAAGTTTATGTAAGCGTTTTTACGAAGCATAATAAAACTATTATCTTCCATTGTAAGATTAGTAGTAAGGCTTATGCCGTTTCCTGGATACCAGTTACTATCTATGTCGTCCCAAATCAAAGGTTGCATACTTCTGCTTGGTGCTATAGTTGCTGTATCAACATCTGTAAGGTCATTAATTTCTGTTGCGCCAGCGGCAGGTAATCCTGTAACAGTTGAACCTGTAAAGTCTACTGAACCTCCACTTACAAAATCAACTGCACCATACATTGTGGTTGCTACGCCGCTTTGGCTGTCTAGTGCAATGTGTGTGCTTTCTGCACCTGTTGTTTTACTTGACAGATACATTGTTTTATCTGCGTGACCTATAAAGGTTGCTGCTTCAACAATACCAAATGCACCATCACTAACTTTTACTCTACCTGAACCGTGTGGTGTAATATTAATATCATTATTAGTACCAGAAGACAAGTCTAAATTTGCTGATGCAACAATCTGTATAGGACCTGGACCAGTAGAGCCACCATTTGAAATAGTTAAGTAATTGTCACTTGCTGCCATCCAGTTTGTGCTAGATATAGTGCCTGTAACCTCGCCAGTAATTTTGCCATTCACACCATCTACTAACAATGTTGAATCATCAGCAAACACACTACCTTGTAAATCACCTACTGGTAAGTGCTGTTGTGCTGCTATTGCTGCGTCAACTTCTACTTTGGTATATGTTGTTGCTTGTGGTGCATATCCTGCTGTTGAATGATCACCCCAACCAAACGCTGTGTCCCAGTTTGCTTCATTAGTACCATCTGCATAACCTGCTGTGCTATGATCACCCCAACCAAACGCTGTGTCCCAGTTAGTTGCTTCTGTGCCTGATATATTTGCACTTGGGATAACGCCGTTTACACCATCTACAAGTAATGTTGAATCATCACCAAATACGCTACCTTGCAAATCTGTTACTGCTTGATCAACTGTAAAAATTATTTGGTCTGCGTCATCGTCTCTTGTAACTGTAACGTTAGTATGATTGTTGTGTACAAGCATTGGAGCAATAACGTCATCTGTATCAACTTCGTCTGCGCCGAGTAAAGCATATACTTCAGTAAAATTGTCATTAATTTTAGTAAAAGCAGTGCGTAAAGGATCTCCGTCGCCTTTATTTGGGCTTGTACCTAAATCAATTGTTTTTAGTGCCATTTGGATCTCCTTTTGCTACTTGTATTCTTAATTTGCCCGCAGTAGCTACTACTTGTCTAGTCTGTGGATTCTTAGTGTCTAAGGAAACTTTCGCACCTTTTGACACTAAGTTTTTTATATCTTTTTGATGCATTATAGTCTCCCTACAACAATTTCAATTACACCTTTATCTAAATCGTCTTTGTTTTCTAATGCTTTCCCTATTACTGTACCAATTTGTGGTAAAGATGATGCAATAGCATATCCTGGTATAGCACTTGTTACAAGCATGTCTCCTTTTTCAACTTTGCCTATAACCTTACATGGAACACGACCAGTAAGTGCTACTGCTGTAACATTTTCTGCTTCTAGATGGCTGTTCATTAGGTATGCAGGATTTGTAGAAACAACACCAGCAACCTTATTGCTTAACTTGTCTGTGCTTTGTGTAACTTCATTTTCTCCGCCAAACACAAGCACTGTACCAGGTTCATAATCTGCATCGGCAACATAGTTTTCTGCCAAGTCAGCATAGTAAGCTTCTGTTGCTGTACCTCTAAATAGTGTAGCATAAACATCTTTATACTTGTATGTTGCACTACCAATATCATAAGTGTTGTCAGTGTCAGGTACAATTCTTGCGCTATCAACTATAATAGGTAGTACGGAACTGCTAGTTGCAGAGTCTGCAACAACAATACCAACTTGACCTCCAACAGTTACACCAGTATTTGCACCAATAGCAAGTCCTGTTGATGCAGGACCTTTTTCACCAGGTGCTTCTATGAATGAACTGTAAATCCAATCAACTGCTAATACTTTTTCGCCATTGAAGTTTGAAAGTCCTTGTAGTGTACTTTCAGTAACGCCAGTGCCGCTTATATTCACACTACCTGCTATGCTGATATCTGGATATGTAGGTGCTACATATCCTGGATCACTTGGATTTCCGCCAGTACCAGCACTACCACCTGCTGCACGGAGTATTTCACCTTGTGATGGAGTTTTGAGTACAACTGTAGTCCCGTCTAGTGATAAAACTTCATAAGTGCTGTCACCGCCTAGTATAAGTGAGTTAGCCTGAACACTACCGTTAGCGTCTGTTTTAACAATTGAATTAACTTCTCCTGAAATAGTTACATTGGATATACCGTATGTACTTTCACCTGTTTTGATAAGAGCTTCACCAGGATCTTCTGAATCGAGAACCTCTACTATAAAGTCTTCATCAGCTAAGCCACCGCCTTCTGAAATTACTGTGCTAAACGGAATTTGATCTATATCATTATCTGAACTATCACCTGCATAGTTACCTAGCACAGTCCCGTCATTAATTCTTTGAATTTTCTGTAAAGGCATTTGGCCGTTGGCAATAGTTACAAAGCCATTAGTAGTAGTAAATAATGCGTCATCAAATGCTGCTACTCCAAGATCATTTTGTGTAATGCCAGTAGCATCTGCTCTCGTTGTTGCTGCATTCAAATTAAGTTTAGTTTGTGATATATTAGCTGCGCCGAATACATCGTCGTTAACAATTGCATTTGGCTTGAGTTGTAAGTTTATAGTAGTAAAGCGATCAGTTACAACTCCGCCAACTTCAGTAACTTCTTTGTTGGTAAGTATTTCAATATCTGATGATGCACTTAACACACCATTTACCCATTCATCAACTGGTCCGTCAACAACAAGACCTTCTGCTCCGCCTGCAACAACTAACACATCTGGATCAGCTGATATACCTACAGGTTTGCCATCACTTATTTCACCAGTTAATGGTGTATAGGTTATTTCTACAAGATCGCCTTCATATCCAGTTACATCTTGGACGTCTACAATTTGTCCTGTAGCACCAGTAATTGTTCCAGTAAAGTTGTCTCCTCTACTAAAAGGTCCTGATACAACAGAAGATCCTAATACAAATATTTTTTTGTATTCTGTTGAAACAAGCAATTGATCTTGATCAAAACTTTGATACTGCAAACTACGCAAGTCTTTAATTTCGTCCTGAACACCTCTGCCTTCGTCAACATAATTTTTAGTTGCAGCATCTGATGAACTATCAGGCTCTTTTATGTTTGTAATAGTATTGCCTGCTGCGTTTAAATCATCTGTCATAGGAACAGCACCGTTAGGAGCAAGTACACCTGGACCTAATTTGTTAGCAACTGGTGTACCGTTTACATCGTAACCTAGTCGTCTGTTTACATAACCACGCACAGCAAGTTCAGTTGGAACTGTGTCAGCTGCGTTATCTGTCATTGCAGTATCAGTTGAGAATTCAGTGACAACAACACCACGCTTAAATCCTAGACCGTCAACATCTGAAAGTGCTAGTGATGCACTAAATGTAACTGTACCAGTACCTTGGTCAACGCTAAAGAATCTACCAACTCTAAAGATACCGTTTTGGTCTGTTGAAACATAGAACACACGCCCCTTACCACGTTCGTCAACTTCTTTAGCCTGATCTTTTTCCGAAGGCTCACCAAAAATGACAGTTGGATAGTTTGATTCGTTAAATCCGCCTGAACCAACATCTAAGAAGTCATGTGATGTAGCACGACATGTTGATATGTTTACAGTTACAGTGCCTGTTGCTCCTGCTTGTAGGCCACATCTTAACGTAACAAGTTCTGATCCTAAAACTACAGGTGTCCCTAAACCATCTGCGAGTGTAGGACCTGGTTGAACAAAGTCTTCTAAGTTAACACTGTCTATAGCAACAATATCAACTATACCGTATTCGTTATCTTCTGCAACCGGAACTATTGTGTCAGTTTCGTCTACACCTCTATAGTTGAATACATAAAACTTTTTACCTTCCCATACAACTATAGGTGCTTCAGTTAGTGTATCTGCTGTCCAGCCCACAGGTCTGTTTGATTCTGGAGTTCTTGCGTTATTATTTAAACGGAATACTTCGTTGCTGTCAACTGTTGACTGCACAGCAATTACTGTGTCGCCTATAGTTCCGCCTTTTGTAGTTCCTGTCCCTGCTAGAGGTACTTCTTGTGCTTTTGCAGTATTGATAATTAATCTAATGTAATCATAAGTTGAATCAAATCCTGATTGTAGCTCGTCATTTTCTAGTTCATTACCTAGACTGTCCGAAGTTAAGAAGCTAATTGATCTATAAACAAAATCTGGATTTTCGTCAAATATAACAGCAGTTGATGGTCTAATAGTAAGCACATCTGGTCTAGCAAAATCTGATATAATATGGGTTTGGTTTCTTCTATAGTTAATTCTTTCACCAAAGCCTACATCTTCAAGTAGTCCACTTGTACTAAACTGGCTGTCGCTTGTTGAAAAGTTAAGTTTTAAAACTCTACCATCAAACATAGGAGTGTTAGAATCTACAAATGGTGAACCAGTAATATTTACAGCAGTTACTACGCCCCCGTCAACTTCTGTAACAGTAATGTAAGCATCATTGTCTGTAGTTCCGCCTGCTAGTTCTACACCACTAACTGTAAAATTATCTCCTACTTCATAATTTGCGCCGCCATTCACTATTTCTAGTTGATAACCATATCTTATAGTTCTATTGATATTAAAAATTATACCTGATGCAAGTGGATTGTTTGTGTTCTCAGATGCGAATGGAATTTCTGTACCAATATTTTTATGTGATGCAAACGTAACACCTGTAGGAGCAACGTTTGCAACTTCGTACCTTGCAAATGCAGGAACAGAAGGTTGCCATATATCAAACTCTGATCTATTTGAAGGATTTACCTTGAAGTCATATGCATACAAGAACAAAGATAATCTATTATTACCATATCCTGTGTTGTCAACCCTAACTGGTACACTTCCTGCACCTAATGCAGTTACAGTAGAATCTCCTGTTATAGGTCCTGTTATTTGTAATTCATTTGTTGTATCAAATGCACCATTAGTATTTTTCAAATAAATGGTCCTATCGCCCGATGGTGAAACAACACTATCATCTAATTGACTTGTGTTCACAGCTACAACACCTGTTGCCCCTGTGATGTTTTGTGTTATTTCGTCGCCTGCTTGTAATATTACAGGATTTGTAAGTTCTAGAATAACGTCAGCATCAAAAGTTTTGGCAGGCTCTACCATGTCTTGCGCAAGTTGAATTGCGTCAGGTATTTCGTTAGGATCAGAGCCTTCTGCAACAAGTCCATATTCACCATAGCACGATGATCCTGTTAGCGATCTAATTTCTGAACCATTCTTTGAATAGTAACTACTCCAGCAATAGTATGTAAACATAGATACCATTTCTGATAATGCACCGTTGACACAAACAAGTCCATAACCTTTGTCGTTGATTTGTGTAAAGTCGTTGCCTAGCATTGATCTATTACCAGCTGTTTGAAGGGTTATTCCAATTGGACTAGATAAATCATCTAAATCTACTCCGCTTGCTAGTTCGCTAGTAAGCCCTGTAAATCCTGCACCATCGTTACTGTCAGGTGATAATATTATTTCAGCAGTACCAAATTCTTTGTCATATCGTGTAACAGCATTAACTTGGAAACGTCTTCCATCTATGTAAAACACACTAGGTGTTTCGGGTCTACGTACAAATAATCCTTGGGGCTCTGTTTGGCTTCCTAAACTTTGTACACTTAATCTAAATGCATTACCGTCGACACGCTCTGTGACTTGTATTGCAGAGTTACCTACGAAGGCGTCAACTAATAAACCTCCTCTAAACACTTGCTTGTTATCTGATTTTGCAAAACCTGTACCAGTCTGACAATATGGAGATTTAGTTAGAACTTGTCCTTCTGGATCAAGCACCATTTGGAAACCGCCGTGTCCTTGTCCTGTAATGTTACGTAGTATAGTTGCATCGTTCATTAAGAACACATCCATTTCGTCATTACGCAATGGAGGATTATATTCCGAGTTAAATGCAAACACGACTGTTTCTATTAGATTGTTGACAACAGTTGATGGACCGTCTATCTGTCTCCAATATAAATTAATTTCTGATGCATCAAATGTTGTACCTGACACATGTTCTATTGTTGGTGTATAGTAGCGATCCTCACTTTGTATATTTTCTTTAATAATATTGCCCAAGCGATAAATCTTTCCGCTTTCCCAACCGGTAGGATCTCCGTCGCCGTTGAAATTGTCAAACTCGTAATCAAGATTGACTCCAGGATCTGGTGCAGCACCGCTTGGTCCATATAATGGTGCAGGCGATATACCTCTAATAATGTCAGCAGCAAGTGTGTAAATATGTCTTATGCCCGCGACAGTTTCTGTTTCTGTACCGGATTCTACTGCACCTGCATAGTATTGTCCTTGTGCTTCTAAAGCAAATTCATTTCCGCCGTTGCGTAAATCATTTACTAGTGCATCGACAATTAATCCTGCATCTCTAAAACACTTGGCTCTCGAATATCCAGCAGATCCAATAAGAGCAGAATACGTTGTTTCTACGTAGTTAACAACTTGCTCTTGTATAAATTCTTTATTGTCTATTAAACTAAGTGCAGCAGTATTCCAAGTTCCTACATTCTCATATCCAGCACCTATGTTTTTTAATTGATCAGGTTTTAGCAAGTAATGATTTCCGAAGTAGCCGTCCACTTCCCCCGACAAAGGATTGATATACTGCACACCATTTGGAACTGTGAGTACAGTAAAATTATATTGTGCAGCGCCGCCTTCGCCTAGGGCATTGTCTTGTACACTTATTATTTCGTTTGCCTGGAAATCCTTACCTGGATTGATTACTGTAATATCTGTTACGCTGCCGCCTGCACCTACTGTGATTTCAAAAACAGCATCACTACCACTTTTATTTGTGAAATAATCTACATCGGTGATAGTATAAGTACCAGGCACTCGTAAAGCGTCAGTGCTTGCATCAAAATCAATTGTTTCAATTCCGGTTTTACCTAAAATTAAGCCATCAAATTCAGCATCTCTATAGAAGAATAAATTTGCCCAACGTGATTGAGAAACTCTATTTTTTGGACGTACAATAACTCGTCTAAACTCGTCACCTTTAATTGAAACATTTGGCGGCACACGAATAGGCAAATCTTCTTCATATATGCCCGATTCAATGCGTATTGATATTTGTGTTTGGTTTACAATATTACCGTATTCTAATTCTTCACCGTTCTCAAATTCAATTGGTTCTAACAACTGGACTTCTATCTCGTCTGTTTCTATTACTGAAACAGGTCTAGCACCCGACTCGTGTTTGTAATCTATAATACGTCCTATAGCACCAGAACTTTTACCTCTAACTACCTTACCAGGAATAATATCTGTATTTTCGGGATTGGCTTGATCAATGAATCCGAAATTACCGTTACCTACATTAATTTTGTATGTTGTTTGTCCGTCAACAATTGTTGGAGCATCTAGTGGACCATCATCGATAACCTGTAAAACAATATCAAATTTTGCTTCTATTGCATTATCTGCCTGTGCGTCAGGAGTTTTTGTTAGATCAATAGTTTGTAAAACTCTATCTTGATAAGTTGTAGGTACAGCAGTATTGGTTAGAATGTAATCTCTTACAAGCACCTTTGCATATTCTATGCCTGCAACTGTGTATGCTTTTTGCGAACCTATTGCCTTTTGTGCACTTACATTAGAATAGTATCTTAAACCTGCATAGCGTGATAGATAGTTTGCGTTATTTCCTAACATTGCATCTAGTGATACAGAGTCTAAGATTAAACCTACATCTCTTTGGCATGTTTCTTGATTGTACTGATCTGCAAACTGCGGATATGTATAATTGATATATCCTATAACTTCTTTAGCAACAAATTCTTTGTTAGCAACAATTAAAGATCTAGCATCATTTCGTCCTGCAATTGGACTTGTAATACCCGAAGTAATAACTGTGCCATATCCTTCTCCGTTATTGTAAGTCATAGTTTGCATATACGGACCAGGTTCTTTTGGCGCAGCAATCATAATTTCTTCTGCTTTGCGAGCAGCAGCATTTATTGACTTATAGGCATAAGCAGGATTTCTACCTTCTTTTCCAACTGGTGTATAAGTTTGTCTATCATCACCAGATGCTTCTGACACAAATATGTTTACCTTACTGGTTGCAGCATTACTATCTACATATAATTTTGTTGCAGCTTGTAAATCGTCAGGGCCAAATGGCAAACCTGTTCCAGCAAGCTCTCCTGGATGATCAAATAAGTTTAAGGCGCCTGTCATTGTGTCGCCTTGACGTCTTACAATACTCTTGCGAGGTAAAGCAACGTTGTCGAGCCAATTGCCTTCTAGATCGTCATCATATGCAGCATCAGTAAGAGTGCTTACACCTGTGCCGCCACTAGGTAAAATACGTGCGTTTAGATTGACTGCGTCTTGTTCTGAAGCATACAATCCTATATCTGTATTTGATGCAATACCTATGTAATAGGTTGTGCCCGAAACAAGGTTGATTGGGTCGTCGCCTGTAGTATTATAAACAAATGGAGCTCCATTAAATGCTGTAGTCAGTCCATGTCCTTCCTGGACTCTAAAGTAACCTGATACAAAAGAGCTTGCTGTAATTGTATATTCGTCTGTATTTAGAGGTTCATCACCTAGTCTTAATCCGCCGCCTGCAACATCTTTTTGCTGATAGTTTCTGTCAGCATATGATTTATTAATAACAAGTGAACCGATTTCTAAGTCTGTGCCGTGCACATCATTAAAATAGTTTATTGCATCCTGACTTACTGTAACATTGGCAATAGGTTGAGTTGCAGCATCTAATGGACCACTAAGTGTTGGAGCAGGGTCGTTTGATACTTTAGAAACAAGTTGTTTAAGAATAACCTTTCCGTCGACAGTAAAATCAAAACCTATAGTATCTGCATTAGAATCATTAAGAGCACTATCAGATGCAAATTCTAACAAGTTTAATCCGCTGCCATCTGAACGAACTACAGGTATTTTGTTTTCGTTACCTTCATAACTATTTGGTGTATCGCTTAGATCAGTAAATGATATTTGTCCACCTATACCAAAAACTGCATAAAGTTCTGAAAAGTTTTCGTTAACTTTACGAAACGATTCGCGAATACTATCGCCTGTGCCGTCGTTACCTTCTACACCAATGTCAATTTGTTGCTTTGCCATTTGCTAATGCTCCGTTATATTGCTGGACTTGCAAGATTGTCCATATCAAAATTTACGCTAACACCACAACCACAAGCTGATTGGGCATTAGGATTTCTTATTTCAAAAGTTGAACCTACTAAACTGCGTGTGTAGTCAACTGTTGTTCCTATCAAAAACATAAGTGAGTGTTTACGTATAACAAAACTACAATTATTGTCTGTTTTGATAACTTCGTCGCCTTCTTCAAGTTCTGTAGGAGACTTCATAGTTCCCCATTCATACTCAAACCCTGCACATCCTCCGCCTTTGATATCTAATGTAATTGCATAGCACTCATTTTCTTCACATAGTGTGTCAATTTGTGCTTTTGCGGCGTCAGTCAAGGTGCAGATACTCATATTTTTCCTTTCGTTAATACTATTTATGAAATAATTTTATAATCTTAATGTAAATATAATTATGTATTTGAAAGAATATAAAAAGCAAACACGGCACGTTAGAACTAGCAAAACGGGCAAGGAACACACCTACAAGCGTGAATTAACTATTTGCGTATTTCGTTGTGACAGTTGTGATATAGAGTTTGAACGTACAAGGGGAAGTATGGATCCTAAGCGTCTAAACAACAACTATTTTCACGTTTGTAAAAACTGTGATGCTAAAGTGTTTGCCCAAAAGAAAGGCGTGGAACGCAAACAAGTTTGGAATCTCCACGCCAGTTCTGATATACCTATTTCTAAGCTGTAAATGCAGGATGACCTTCAAAGTACATTTGTATCATTACGTGTATAGCCGTATCGCAAACGATAAGGATAGTACAGAATGTTAGAAATAAAGGAAGGCCACCGTACATTATTTTTTTCTATTCATTGTCAATGATAGAGTTATAGCAAATCCCATATAACATATAGAAAATATTGATAATGCACCTACAGCGTATTGTATATCCATTATATGTTCTTCCAAGTAAATGCTCCAAAGAACATTTCATCCTCAGACATTTGTCCCCAAGGAACACTTCTGCTTGGATCTGGATTCATTGGATTGTCTGCTGAATTATCAAAAGCACCTTCTACGTGTAGTACAGTTCCTTTGGGCATAAACTTAGGTTCACGCCAAGTGTATGATAACTGCCAAGCGTAGTCATAACGTGGAATGTCTATAAGTTCTTCCCAAGTACCATCTGGGTAGTATGCTGTTGCTCGCATACTTTTACCACGAAAGTGCATATGCGGTAAAAATGTATGCAGGTTAATGTCATTTTGCAGTACTATCTCTGCTTCTTGTACAAAGTTAGGATCGTAAGGCGGAATGTTTGTCCAGGTATCTGGGAATATACAAGCACAATCGCCTGCCATTCTTTCTTCTGGTACTACACCTTCATCGTGAAAGTATAGTCCAATACGTGCTTTGTCAGTTCTTGCAGTTCCGTCTGGTGTATAGTGCAACTGTAGATTTACAATTGACCCTGCACGTAAAAGTCCGCCTGTGTTAGCATCGTAATAGTCAGGTGTTCCTCCTGGAACATACGCACTAATTTGTGCATAGTTCATATCGCCTTGACCTTCACCTGATGTACCAAGCAAGTTCATATTACGCTCGCCAGGTAAACT